CACAACCTCTCCCTGGAAAGAAGAAACAGGACGCTCAGATTACAAACAGGCCAGAGTAATTGTCGCGATGCGGACGGGGTAATTGTCGCCTAATATCTTTCGTTGATGTTTGTTGGTTTGCGTGCGGAAAACGAAAATGCCGCCAAAGATATGATGCAAACCTACACCGGTGCGCTGGCGCAGCTGCAAACCTCTTTCACTCTGTTTGCCGATCGAGTGGGTCAGGCTGGGTACCTTGACTCTCTGACCAAGGGGATGAAAGAGCTGTCGGCCGTAATGAACAGCGCAGAAGGCATTTCGTTCGCTAATTCATTGGGAGAGGGGCTTACCACCGCGATTGATGGCCTGCGCGAGCTGGCGCAATGGTTGGCTAAGAATCAGGAGTTGGTTATTACGCTGGGCAAAATTGTCGCCGGAATGGTGGCATTTAAAATGCTCAGAGCGGGCATTTTAGGTGTTGTCGGCGCCGGCGGCCAGATGCTTTCCACCTTCATGAAAATGTCCACTGTAATCCAGACACCATTCACGCTGGGAGCGACGGCAGTCACTCGTTTCAATCGTGCTGCACGCATGGGACTGGCACCAATCCCATCGCTCATTTTTGCCATTCGTGGCGCGATTACGGGGCTGAAAGGGGCATTCGCTGGGCTCACTGCGTTTATCGCAGCAAACCCGATTGGTGCTGCGTTTACTGTTGCAACAGTGGCTGTTGCCGGGCTGATCACCTACATGACCATGCTTCGCAACGAAACGTCCAAAGTTGTTGAGGAGATTCGCAAAATCCCCGAAGCGATGACGGCAGCCAAGCGAGCACAAATGGCGGAGCGCGCATCGCAGCTAGAGAAGCAAATTCAGCGGGATCAGCAAGCGCTTAAAACTGGCGAAAGTGTGAACTACATTTCCACTGTCGCCGGCCCTGTTGCCGTTAAGGAGTCTAAAGAGGTTGTTGAGGCTCGACTGAAGAAAAATCAGGAAGAGTACAAGAGAACCACTGACACCATCGCGCTGGGGGATGGCGCTGTATCCAAACGTCTGGCGAAAGAGGCTGCTGAATCCCAGATCGAGAAAATCCGGGCGGACAATCAGCTCTTCTCAGCTACGTTTGTTAAAGCGCGTCAGGAGGCACTGGACAAAATCCAGAAGATCAATGACGACAAAACACTGTCCGATGATGAGAAGAACAAGCTGCTTGCGCCGCTTCGAGAGACAGTAAACAAATCTTATCTGCAGCCGGCCCAGAAACTTGTCGACTCTTTATCATCGCGTAAGACCGCAACTGAAAAGCAGATCGCACATTTTAGCGATTTGCTGGAAAAGGCGAAAAAAGAAGGAAACACAGAACAGGTACAGAAGCTGCAGGGCAGTATTCGCGGCTATCAGGAACACCTGGAGACGATTGCTCAGGAACTGACACAGGCTGAGTTTGAACGCGATAACGCGGCGAAAACCGGGAAGGGCGTGAAGACCAACCAAGGAACAGTGCTTGGGTTGGGCACCAGCGACAAAGGCGCTGACAAAGCGCTCGCGCAGTACATGCGCAACCAGATGGACTCTGCGGTTTACCAGCGAACGCTGCCTGATGGCACACCAATGATGGATTTTGAAGGAAAACCTATCATTGGGCCGAAGCAGCTTAAAACTCAGCTTAACCTGCAGAAAGCCTCAACTGCATCTTCTCTGGAAAAGATGAGCGAGAAGGAGCGTGCAGCCGCCATAGCCGCATTAACCAAAGCTCGTGAACAAGATGCCGCTGCTGCCGAGAGGGCAGGGAAGCGTACTGCGAATGCCTCTGAACGCGCCGCGAAAAGGGAGGAAAGAGCGCAACAGAAGCTGGCTGCCGGCTACCAGAAGGCTCTGGATAAAGCTGATCAGCTCATGGGGCAAATGGGCGAAAGTTCAAAGGCTACTGTGTCGTTTGATCAGTCGCTGCGTGATGTCACCAAGTCACTAACCGATCTTGCAAACGCCACGCCTAACGAGTTTATCTCGCAGGAGATGGTTGACCAGGCCAAAAAACGTCTCGCGGATTTGAGGAACGCTACCCCCGAATACCGTGAAATGTTTAATCGCCGTAACGTCGAGCAAATGATCAGCGCTTGGGCGCCGGAATCGGATTCGATTATCAGCGCAGGCTTGATGCAAAGCCATGAGGAGAAGGCTGCCGAGTTTTCGGATACCTACAACCGCAATCTTAAGGCGCTGATCGAGCTGCGTGATAAGGCGACTGACCCGAAAATCATCTCGCTTTACAACAAGCAGCTTAATCAGCTGGTGGCCGCTGGCAATAATGCGCTGATTAAGCAAACAGGCACAGCGACCCAGCAGTTGGCTCTGGAATATGAAAACCTGGCTGACCAGATCGAAGGTACCTGGACAGATCTGTTTAGCGGTTTAACTGACACGCTTACTGACTTTGTTGTTAACGGGAAGATGAGCATCTCCAGTCTGGCCACATCGTTCCTTAAAGACATCACCAACATGGTCGTGAAGACTCAGATCACTCTGCCTCTCATGAATATGTTGGGAATGGGAACGACAAACGCTGGCAATGCACAAAGTGGAAATCTCATGAATGGCGTAGCGTCTGCGATCGCTAATCAAGGGGTTCAGCTAGGTAATTCTGGTGTGTCGGTGGCCAATGGGGATAAATCTGTCGGCGAGGCCACTAAGGAGACAGCCTCCGGCGTGAACTCTATGGGGCAAGCGTCTCAGAATGCGGCCAGTGGTTTAAGTCAGGCGGTGAATGGCGTCTGGGACTGGACTAAGTCATTGTTCACCGGTACTGACGCTACAAAAGATCAAACCAAAGCGGTTAACAGCAGCATCCTCAGTATGGGGAATCTGTCTACCGCGGCTGGGGCGCTGGCAGCTACATTCGCCATGGTAGGTGCTTCGTCGTCGAGTTCGTCCAGCCGTTGGCTAAATTTCGGTCTGTCACTGGCCAGTACCGCAGTGTCCGCCTGGGCTGGGTCAGCTTCATCGTCTTCATCTGAGCCAAAGCCTAATGTGAAGAAACACGCCAATGGCGGCATCTTTGGCAAGGAAGGGGTTGTACCTCTGAGAGCCTATCAGAAAGGCGGAATCGCCACCTCACCGCAGTTGGCGATGTTTGGCGAGGGCTCAATGAATGAGGCTTACGTACCGCTGCCAGATGGTCGAACCATTCCAGTCACACTTTCTGCAGAGTCGGCTGGAAAGAGTACGGGTAACGCGGTGTCCCCTGTCTCAATTCAAATCAATGTGACCAAGGATGGACGAACCAGCGAGAGCAGCAGTGGAAGCGAGAGCAATCTCTGGAACGGTGCAGCGCGGCAAATTAAGTCGATTGTGCTTGAGACGATTGCCGAAGAGAAACGTTCTGGTGGTTCACTTAATCCGCATACCACCAGAGGGTAGTAAAGCCGGCCGCCTTAGCGGGCGGCCATAACAAGGAAGTGATATGTCGAGGAAAGTATTTAATTGGTATCCAGATTATGAGTCTGAGAAAACCGTAAAGCCTAACGTGACCGTGCTGAACTACGGCGATGATTACGAGCAGCGCCAGTCGCAGGGGCTCAATCGGATTAAAGAAGAGTGGTCTCTCACGTTCACCCGTAGCCATGACGTGGTAAACGACGTTGATGACTTTTTGACTGCCCGCGCAGGGGTGGAGTCATTCGTTTGGACTAACCCAAGAGGCAAAGCAATTATCGTGGTTTGTGATAGCCATACGGTAAAACGTTACCCAGGTTATCAAGTGCTTACGGCAACATTTAGACAGGTTTTTGAGTCTTAATTTGCGACTATAGATAAGTAAGTACTTATCTATTATTATATACCAACGTCACAGGATGTGACGTTGAGTTTTTCAAGGATGAAGTGATGGGTATTAGAGCTGATATTCAGAGTTTATCGCCTTCTGCGCTCATTGAGTTGTTCGAGCTGGATATGTCGGTGACAACCTCCGGCGGCAAGTTGTATTTCCATGCCGGCACCAACGGGCTTAGCCAGCCAATTGTCTGGCAGGGAGTTTCCTATGAGCCGTGGCCAATTAAAGCGTCTGGCTTTGATAAAAGCGGTCAGGGAACACTTCCTCGTCCAAAGATTCAGGTTTCCAACTACGACGGTGTAATTTCTGCGGAGCTGCAGGCCAATGACGATCTGATTGGCTGCAAAATCATTCGCAAGATGACGCTGGCACGTTTTCTGGACGCGGTGAACTTTCCGGATGGAAACCCGACCGCAGACCCAAGTCAGCATTTTGCTGATGAAATGTGGTTCGTCGAACAGAAGACCCTGGAGACGCACCAGTATGTCGAATTCGAGTTGTCCAGCGTCTTAGATCTGATGGGCGTTCAACTGCCGTATCGTCAGATCATCAAAAACAGCTGCCCGTGGAAATATCGCGGAACAGAGTGTGGCTACACCGGCCCATATTTCGACAAAAACAACCAGCAAACCTCTTTGGCCGGCGCCGACTACTGCACCAAGCGTTACGACGCCTGTAATGCTCGTCGCAACTACTTCGCGAATGGCGTTATTCATTTTGGCGGATTTATTGGGGCGACACGATATGAGTAACCAGACGTTACCTGAGCTGGGCTCAGAAGTCATGCAGGATATCTATCGCTGCGCTATCCAACGTTACCCGAATGAAGCGTGTGGCTTTCTTGTGCGCACACAGGGTGAGAAATATCGCTTTATGGAAGCGATGAATGTCTCTGAAACGCCACGTGAGGATTTTGTCATGCGTGCCAGCGACATTATTGCGGCCGAAGATGCTGGGGAAGTGATCGCTATTTGGCACTCTCACGTGGAGCGCAGCGCAGAGGCGTCAGACCCGGATCGCTCCGGGTGCGAGGCGACGGAACTACCGTGGATGATTCTGGCAATTCGCAAAAATGTGGAAAGCGATATGCCATTCCACTTTAGCGAAATGAACGTCATTTATCCGTGTGGTTTTGAGATGCCCTACCTCGGGCGCCCATACGTATTCGGTGTGTTTGATTGCTGGATGCTGTGCCGCGATTACCTAAAGCGTGAATTTGACGTTGAGCTGAATGCAAACGCCCACCTGCATATTCCTTCCTGGTACACGGGGGACAACGACATCCTCGACCAGAACTACCGAAATGAAGGACTTGTCCGCATGGCGCCGGGGACGGAACCCCAGCGCGGCGACATCTTCTTCATCCAGTACGGGAAAATGCCAGATCACTGCGCGGTATACATCGGCGACGGCATGATCATGCATCACCAGATCGACCGTCTCAGCTGTCGGGCTTATTACGGTGGGATGTATCAGAAGCACACGACGCATCACCTGCGTCACAGGGATTTACTCAAGGGAGACGAGACGTGTCTGAATTAGTTCATGTTCAGCTCGGCGGTGCGATGGCAAAGAACTTTGGCCGCCATTGGAAATTGAAGGTGCGCAACACCAAACAAGCCATCGATTTGATTGAGGCGAATCGCCCGGGCTTTAAAGCCTGGATTAAACGTAACCGTAACCACTTCGATAAGTACCACATCCAGGTCACAAATAAGCAGGGCCACAAGTGGTCAATGGACGACACCGAATACCAGATGATGGGCGAGTCGGAAAATATCGCAAAAATCCGCATTACTCCCGTACCACGTGGCAGCGGTGGTAAGGCGTTTGGGTGGTTCCAGACTTTCGTGGGCGCCGCGATGATCGCTGTCGGCGCTCTGGCCTCTGGGCTGACTTTTGGTGCGTCTTCCGCGCTGGTGATGGGAGGGATGTCATTGATGATGGGCGGTGTGTCCATGCTGATTTCGCCGCAGGCATCAAATGCGTCTGTCAGACAGGCGGATAACACGGATTCGTTTTACTTCGATGGGCCTCAAAACACCAGCAACCAGGGAAACCCGGTTCAGCTTAATTACGGCGAGGAAATTTTAGTTGGCTCACAGATTGTGAGTTCTTCAATCACCATAGACCAACTGTAAGGGAAGTTTTTTGAACATGGATCAGTTCAAGAAAAAGAGATTGCCCCTCCTGATTGCGGGAGCGGGCGGCAAAAAGAGCTCAGGCTCAAGCCGTACACCAGTTGAAGCGGATGATACCGTTAATTCGCGGGCCATGGCGTCTATCCTCGATCTGCTCGGGGAAGGTGTTGTTGGCGGGTTGATTAACGGCGCAAAATCTATCTTCATCGATGGCGTGGCGCTGGAGAACGAAGACGGATCATTCAACTATTCCGGTGTAACCTGGGATTTCCGGGATGGTTCGCAAGACCAGAGTCCGATGTCTGGTTTCGATTTTGTCGAAACGCCAAAGGCCGTTAACACACAGCTGAAAACCACAAACGCGGTTACGGTTGCCATCGATAACGACGATGCTGATCGTGTCCGAGTGATCATGAAGTTCCCGTCGCTGCGTAGCATTGACAAGAAAACAGGGGACACAAACGGTACTTCGGTCCAGTTTAAGTTCCAGCTGGCCAACGGCAATGGCTCTTTCTATGACGTGATTGCTACAGGTGAGAGCAGCTCTGACGTGACGCTGACTGCGAAAAAGACTGGTGTCTACTACCGCAGTTACGAAATCCAGCTTCCAAAGCCTGGGCGTGCCTATAAAGTGCGCGTGCTTCGTCTCTCCGCCGACAGCAACGATCAGTATCTCTTTAACGATACCTGGGTCGACTCTATCGGTGAGATCGTTGACACCCCAATGAACTACCCGAACTCCGTTCTGGTTGGCCTTAAGGTTAACTCTGAGCAGTTTGGTAGCTCTATGCCGTCACGTTCGTATCTTATCCGTGGCCTCAAAATCCGTGTGCCTTCGAATTATGATGAAAATACGAACACTTATAACGGCGTTTGGGATGGAACATTTAAGCTTCTGTCGTCTTCCAACCCTGCCTGGATTTTGTTCGATCTGCTGACCAATGCTCGTTACGGCCTCGGCAAATTTGTTTCGGAGTCAATGATTGACCTTGGCCAGCTTTATCAGATCGGTCGCTACTGCGACGAAGAGGTTGATGATGGCTTTGGCGGCAAAGAAAAACGCTTTGCAATCAACACCCAGATCACCAGTCGTCAGGACGCTTATCGTCTGATTCAGGATATTGCCGGCGCTTTCCGTGGCATGGTTTTCTGGGCTGGTGGCATGGTGAATATCATGCAGGACAGCCCGTCTGACCCTGTCATGCTGTTTACCAACGCAAACGTAAAAGATGGCCTGTTTACCTATAAAGGCTCAGCTCGAAAAGACCGGCCGTCCGTAGCGTTGATCACTTATAACAACAAACAAGACGGCTATAAGCAGAACGTTGAGTATGTTGAAGATCAGGAAGCGATGGCCCGTTATGGGGAGCGCAAGACCGAGGCCGTTGCGTTCGGATGCACCAGTCGTGGTCAGGCTCATCGTGTAGGTTTGTGGCTGCTCTATACCGCGCGTATGGAGTCAGACATGATCACCTTTACCGCGGGCCTGGACGCCTCGTTCCTGATGCCGGGCGAAACCGTTCTGATCCAGAACAAATATCGTGCCGGCAAACGCAATTCCGGTCGCATTGTCTCTTTCACCAAAAACAGCATCACCCTCGATGCACCTGTCTCTCTGAAAAAGAGCGGTAGCTTCATCCGTATCATCAATCAGGAAGGCAAAATCGTTGAGCGAGACATCAACGAGACCGGCGACAACATCACTAAAGTTACCTTCAAGACGGCGTTGGCCACAGCCGATCAACCAGTAGCGAATGGCGTCTGGACGATCACCGAACCAGACCTGGTTCCAATGCGGGCGCGCGTTGTCGCTATCGCGCAAGGTGAAACCCCGGGGTCGTTTGATATCACGGTGGTGCAGAACAATGCATCTAAATACCAGGCGATTGATAACGGGGCCGCGCTCGTTCCAGAAAATACGACGGTTCTTGATCCCACATATTCCAAACCGAGCAATCTGGTCATTTCAGAAGGCACCTATCTGTCCAGTCCGGGCAATCTGTCCGTGAAGCTGATGCTTGCCTGGGAAGGTAAATCACCAGAATACTGGGTCAGCTGGCGCCGCTCCGACGAGGGTAACGTCTCCAACTGGCAATCTGCCCGCGCCACGGAAGAACAATATGAAATCGTCAATGTTGCCGAAAATGGGCGATATGATTTCCAGCTGTATTCCGTTTCCTTCGGCGGCAAAAAATCCGAGATCATTACTGCTGTCTATCAGGTAAAAGGCACGATGACGCCGCCAGGGGCGCCCACATCACTGACCGCGGTGGGGGATTATCGTAACGTGGTATTGAATTGGGTTAACCCTGATTCAGTCGACCTCGCGCAGATCAACGTGTATGCGTCCAAAACAAATAAGCTGGACACCGCAACACTCATTGCTCAGGCCGCCACAACGACTTTCACTCACGCTGGCCTGGGTGACAACGAGACCTGGTATTACTGGATTCGTGCGGTAAACAAACGTGGGATGGTAGGCCTGCCTAACTCTAACCTCGGTACAGAGGCCACCACACGCGACGTATTGTCTTTCCTGAAAGATAAGATCACATCTTCTGAACTCGGCAAGGAGCTGCTCGACGAAATCGACAGCAAAGCCACTCAGGAGGCGGTAGACAACGCCATTGGCGAGGTTCAGAACTCAGTCAACGAGTCTATTCAGCAAGTTGAAAACGACCTTGCGCAAACCTCCTCCGAAATTAAGGCGCAGGTTGACTCTGTCAATCAGTCGCTGAAAGAGGACATTGATACCGTCAATCAGACAATTGTCGACAATATCGATACGGTCAACCAGACGATCAATACCAACATCTCCAACGTAAACCGCCAAATTGAAGCTGCAAAGCAGTCTATTAAAGACGGCGACGCTGCTCTGTCGCAGGAGATTAAGAATGCGCAGTCATCACTGACAACGTCGCTGTCCCAGACCAGCAAAGATCTGACTGCGGCCATTCAGAAAGAGACGAATGACCGTATTGCAGATGTTAATGATGCAGCCAAGCAAGCGGCCGACCAACTGCTGAGCGCGAAGAATGAGCTGAAAACCTCTATCGATAGCTTGTCTGAGGTTGTGACCTCCGGTGACGAAAACCTCGCGCGACAGATCTCGCAGATTGCCGCTGGCACAGGGGAACAGTTCGACTCTCTGAAAATCTGGTATTTCGACCAGGACGCTGAAGGCTGGACGGAAGATGATAATGGCTACACGCCAATGAGCGTCACCAGCGATGGCTGGCTGAAAGCGAACAATCCGACCTCAACCTGTCGTTCCCCTAACGGCTTGACGATCGATGCCCATGCTTATCGTTTCATTAAGATGCGCATTAAAAAGGTTGGCAACCCAACCTGGAACGCCAAAATGTTCTGGATCGGCGCTGATGAAACCGGCTGGAATGCTGGTCGCTCCGTGGTTATCAATGAACCGGAATACGATGACAAGGGTATTGCGATTCTGACCCTGCACGACCTTGAGTGGCGAGATTCGACAACGATTCGTCGTTTCCGCTTCGATTTCACTTCAGGTCAGGATGCGGACAATTACCTGTTATTCGACTGGATCGCTGTCGGTCGACCGACGCCGGGCGCAGGCATGGCCGCGTTACAGGAAGAGCAGCAGGCTCGTGCGAATGCGGATACCGCCGAAGCGCAGGCGCGCAGCACATTGGCTGCACAAATCCGCGGTTCATCTGAAAGCGGAAATCTGGACGACATTCGTTCTGGCCTGATCTATCAGGAGAAAAATGCTCGTATCACTGCCGATGCTGCGGAAGCGAGTGCGCGTGAATCCCTGCAGACTGAATTCAACAGAAACAAAGCCTCTGTTGCAGAAGAGCTGCATACGCTGTCCACTGAACAAGCTTCCCAGGCAAGCAAGATTACCGGGTTGCAAACAAGCCTTGGCCAGAAGGCCGATGCCAGTGCAGTACAGACAATTTCCCAGAAGGTTGAAGAGCAGGGCAACACCCTTAAATCACAAGGGGCGGCATTGTCTACGCTGGATAATCGCGTAGGAAGTGTTGAGTCTGGTGTATCTGCGAACAGCAAGGCGATCACGGGTCTGCAGTCGACCGTAACACAGCAGGATAAAACCCTTAGCAGCCAGAGTGAAAGCATCACCACCCTGAATAACTCGCTGAGCGATATCCAGAGCGATACCGATACTGCCAAAAGCAACCCGAGCAATTTGCTGGTTAACGCCTCCTTTGAGCGTGACCTGGCAGGGTGGTCTGCAGGGAACAGCGTATCCAGTATTATCAAGGCGAGTGCGCCCCATTCTGGTAGCAAAATTCTTGTTTGTGCCGCCGGAACGGTGCAAATCACGCAATCTGTAAGCGTCGTCGAAGGACGGACATACAAGCTGTCCTCTTTTGTGCGGTGCACCACTGATGCGGTGATCAGCAGCCCTGGCAACAACAAACTGCGTATTGGCGCGGCCACGTTGCTCAAAGAGATTCCGATCCGTCCGGAGAATCTGCCCAAAGATGAAACATGGAAGGAGGTCTCTGATACCTGGAAGGCGACGCTGACCGGTAAAGTTGACGTATCGATCATGTCTTCTCTCAAAACCGGTTCTCAGTACTTCGATGATGTTGGTTTTGTTGACGTCACTGATGCTCTGGCGATTGAGGCGAACGCCAGTGCCACCAATGCTTTGACCTCTCGGGTATCGTCTGTTGAGGGCACCATCACCAGCCAGGGGCAGCAGATCACTTCGATGCAGAACAGCATCAAGAACAAAGCTGACGCCTCAGCAGTGACTAATCTGACAAACCGCGTAACTGCTGCCGAAAATCAGATCTCCAGCCAGTCCCAGAGCATCACCAGCCTGTCAAACTCGCTGGATAACGCCAATGCTGATGCGGATGCCTCGAAAGCGATCGTCGGCAACATGCTCAAAAACAACTCTTTTGAACGTGGTTTCGAAGGTTGGGAGTATGTCGGCTGGACTCTGCTGGAGGCCCAGAACCCCAAATCGGGGAAATACATCATCCAGGCGGGCAAACTGGCCTCTGGCGGTGACTCAGGCTGCAATCAAACGGTCGAGCTGCAGGCTGGCAAGACTTATCGTATCGGCGCATGGGTTCGCAAATCCGCTGACTTCGCGATCAATAATGCCGGCAACAACAAGATTAGCCTTCGAAACGCAGATCTGACGCCGTTAAAGGATATCCCGATCACCGGCGCCGGGCTGTCGACTAACTGGGCACTTATTAGCGGCGAGTATACGCCAGCCAAAACCGCCAGCGTGGTTGTGTCTCTGCGCGCAAGTGTCGCTTCCGGCTATATGTATCTCGATGACGTCTTCTGCGTTGACGTGAGCAATGAGAAAGCGATTGATGCGACGTCCAATGCGTTATCAACCCTCAACAGCACCGTGACCCAGCAGGGAAAAGACATTACGTCTAACTCCAACAGCATCACTTCGCTGTCAAACCAGATGGTTAACGGCCGCCAGAACATGTGGGTGCGTAGCGTATACAACGTACAACTGGCGAACAATACCACTGAGCCGACCTTTAGCGATATCAACGGTAAGGCGCCAATCTCGATCGATGAGGTTCCTGACGCGGCAAAACTGGACTTTGCGAGCGCCGGCAGTTACGTGATCGCGCATTACAAAGCCTTCGTGAAAGTCAATGCTGATACCACCATCACTATGGCACCAGGTTCTCGTGTTTTTGATGATACGGGCGCCGTGTACGTGAACGGTGTTAGGGTTGCCTTTGGTAATGCGAGCTGGAATACGGTTAGCTTTGATCTGAAAGCTGGCTGGAGCACGGTTGAGTTCCTGGTGAACCAATGGACTGGTCAGGCTTACATTAACCTCGGTTTTAAACTGTCCGAGAAGGTAGCCCAGCTGAATTCTGCTCTTGGGATGAACGCGCTTTCGAATGCCATTAGCGCCGTCACCTCAAACGTCAGCACCGTAGGTGATCGCGTCACGAGCACCTCACAGAGCGTTACTGACCTGCGAAATAGCCTCGAACAGACCAACGCTAATCTGGCGAATAAGGCAGATGCACAGGCGCTGTCTACGCTGCAAAATACGGTCTCCAAGCAGGGGGATACGATTTCCAGCCAGGGTAACAGCATCACGAACCTGAATAATACCCTGACCGCTGCCAGAAACTCCGGTGACAACCTGATCCCGAACTACGATTTCCTGCAGGGTGCAACTGCGTGGGATATCCAGTATCCGGCGGGCGTCGCTTTCGGCAACTTCGGTGATGGTAAGGCTGGGGTTAAGCTGAACCGGACGACCACGACCAGCCCAGGCATCTTCTCCAACAACAACAAGCCGCTGCCGCTTAATGGTCAGCGCAAATATCGTGTTGTGGTTAAAGCCAAGGGAGTGTCCGGGGCGATGAACATGTTGATCCGGCGCCAGAACAAAATCGGCCAGACCGACAGCAATTATGAAGATAAAAACGTCACACTCACCAGTGAGTGGCAGACCATTACCTGGGAAACTGGGCTTACTGCCTCTAACGCTGATGGTCAGAACTTTAAGCTTTACGCGCACCCGGCTAATGCCGAAATCTGGGTTGATACCTTTAAGGTCTTTGATATCACGGATGAGGTGAAGATCAAGGCTAATAGCGATGCGCTGTCTACGTTGTCGAGCACGGTGACACAGCAGGGTGACAAGATCACCAGCCAGGGCAACAGCATCACTAAGTTGACCAATGACCTCGAGGCCGCTGACGCAAACATCGCGAAAAAGGCCGATCAGTCGGCAGTCACTACGCTGACAGGTCGGGTAGAGAAGACGGAGTCCGGTCTGACGGCGGCGAACAGCAACATTACGTCGCTTAGCAGCTCTCTGAGCCAGCAATCCAAACGCGGCGCCAATCTGCTTCCTGATGGCACTTTTGAAAGCTACGCGGTTGGCCATAATCTATCAAATAATCGCGTTATCGTGACCACTGATGACTCGCATGGCGGTAGTAAGTGCATCCGTGTGACGCGTCCGAATGATTACAACGCTAACGCAACTGATAACAGCGATAATCACATTTTCAGCGGGTTCCAGGTTCGCGATAACGCAGTCTTCTATATGGAATGCTGGGTTAAGCTGGATGCCAAGAGCACCGCTATGGCCGAGAATGCGCAGATCTCCATTGGCTTGTCGCTCCAGTATCAGGACAATTCCTGGCAGTGGCCGGCAGTTACCAAAGCGGCAAAGGATCTCTCTTCAACTCAATGGACGAAGGTTTCTGGTTACCTGAAATCAACGAAGAGCGGTATTAAGCAGGCAATGGTGAGGATTTCTATTCCTAACGTTAGCAGCGTTAAGGCGGGAAACTCATTCCTCATTGATGACCTGGTCATTACCGAAGTGACTGATGCCTACAATGCGCAAAGTACAGCAGACGCTAATGCCAATGCGATTTCGACACTGGACTCGACCGTCTCCCAACAGGGTGACCAGATCACCAGTCAGGGTAACAGCATCACCAAACTGACAAATGACCTGGCAACGACCAATAACAACGTCAGTAAAAAAGCGGATCAGAGCGCTTTAAGCGTGTTGTCCGGGCGCGTCGATCAAACAGAATCGGGCTTATCCTCTGCGAATAGCAGTATCACTGCGCTTAATTCATCTGTACGCGCAGGGAATGCTACAAGTGGCGATTTGATTAGCAACCCGACATTTGACCCAGAGTTTAGTCAGATGGGCTTCACTGTGGTTTCCAGCTCGTCTGAGGGCGTGCCAGCCAATTGCCCATACGCTTATGTTGCACGCATTGCGGCTCGCGACCATCACCCCAATTTTGCTGCTATTCCGGCGACATTGGGGGATGTCTATGAAATGTCTGCTCTCGTCGCGTGTGGTGCCGGCTCCGCTGATTTCAACCTGTATCTCGGAACCGCAACAAGGCCAAGCGGCAGCGTGGGCGCGCCTCTGTCATCCGGCGGCAACCGCAAGGCGTCGGCCACATGGCAGCGAGTAACCTGGCGATTCAAAATTACTCAGGGGATTGTCGATCGCGGCTTCTTCCGTCCATTCCTGCAAATTAACCAGTCCAGCCCATTCGGCACCGTCTGGTATGTGACTGACTGGCATCTGCGGAACGTAACCGACTCCTCCAAAGTCCAGGATTCCCTCGACGCCACGGCGAAAGCGGTTGATTCGCTGACCTCTACGGTAAATCAGCAGGGGGAGAACATCTCAAGTATTGGTACACGCACTACCAATCTTGAGAACAATTTGAGAACAACAAATGCAAACGTTGCTCAAAAAGCGGACGCCAATGCTCTGACGGCACTGACCAACCGTGTTACCCAGACCGAAAAAGACATTAACTCAACGAGTTCTTCTGTCACGAATCTGAACAACAAGGTTGATGCAATTTCTGTCGGCGGTACAAACCTGATCAAGAACTCCGGCGATATGACCGGCTGGTCGAGCGTTGTCAGCGATACGTATCGTGGTAACGCGGTAATCGGCGCAACTGTAAAAGCCGGCTCCGGTTACAGGGATTTGCGGGAAATCACGCTTGAGTCGCCGGTCGATGCAGGTGAGTACGTTTACAGCTTCTATGCGAAAGGCGGCGTTGCTGGCCAGACGATGACGGCGTTCTTCTACAATCCGAACACTACAACGTCTATCGAGACCAGCCAGGGTGCAAAGGGTAACAACAGTGATGGCCGTGCGCAGTTCACGCTGACCACTTCATGGGCCCGCTACTGGGTTAAGTGGAAACAGACACCTACCACGGGCACCAAGCGCCTGATTCTGTGCCGTATCGAGAGCAATACCTCCAAAGACCAGACGGTGTACATCAACAGTCCGAAGTTTGAGGTAGGTAACGTTGTTTCCGACTGGAACGAGTCTCCGTCTGATAGCGCCAGTGCGTCGGCTGTGGATTCGCTGACAACGAAAGTGAATCAGCAAGGCACTTCCATTAGCTCTATCGGAAATCGCACCACATCGCTGGAAAACGGGCTATCGACAGCTCAAAACAACATTGCCAAGAAGGCTGATGCTTCTGCATTGCAGGATCTCCGGAACACGGTGACATCTCAGGGGGGCGATTTAACCGCGGCGAACAGCAGCATTACCAGCCTGCAGGCCTCGATGAACCGTCGCACTGTGTTTACTGTCACTGCACGGGGTAATGGCAACAGCGTTACCCATGGGGTGTTTGATGAAAGCGGCAAGAACCTGTTTACCCCTGGTCGCAGCTGGGCGCTGGTCACTTTTGCAAAACATAGCGACGGATCAACGGTGATTGCGACCTCCAAAACATACGATGTCTTTGGCAGCGCGAATAATGGCGCCACGATGTCGGCTGATATCGAGGCGTTGGCCAGTGGCACTTACGTTTGCGTCCTGACATTCGATGAGCCATCTGGCAACCGAGGTAAGATATTGTCTGCTCTGGAATCTCTTGGTGGTACATCCGAAGTCGTCAACTCCTTGCCGTATCGTGGTGCCTACATTCTCCTTGGCCGCAAAGGCATGAAGCCGGGCGATGGTCTGGAACTGCGTGCGCCAACCGGTGGCGACGGCACCGCCCACATTTCGACCTCAGTCGAGTTTGTGAACGGGGTAATGATGGGACTGGGCGCCGCCGGCGGTGTGATGATGAAGGCTGATGCGAACGCATCTGCAATTACAACGCTCCAGAACACAATGAAGAACCAGGGAGATAATATTGACTCCCTGAGCTCCTCGACAACGGCGTTGGAAAACAGCCTTGCGTCCAGTAACGCCAGCGTGGATGCAGCAAGCCAGATCCCCGGGAATCTGATCGTAAACCCGTCTTTTGAACGTGGTACCGAGGGCTACACAGGCTGGAGCGGGATTGCCACGGTGGTAACGCTGCAGGTTCCACATCTTGGCACCAAAGCTGCCAAACTAGCGGCGGGTGGTTCTGCAGGCGTGGGCCAGAAGATCTCCTTCAAAAAGGATCGGTCGTACAAAATTGGTATTTGGGCAAAGCAGGACCCTAATACCACCATTCAGTCGACCGACAACACAAAATTCCGTGTGGCGGACGGTACTGGCCTGATCGCAAGTAAGGCTTATGGCCCGTTCACTTCGAACTGGCAGGAGGTGTCCTGGACATGGAAGGCGACAAAGGATGTCCTTGCTGACGTTCAGTTCACTGCTTTCTTGTCCGCAGGCGCGATGTACTTTGATGATTTTTACGTCGTCGATGTGACCGACGCTGTTGAAACTCAGGCGAACTCGAGCGCGATCACTAAGCTCGATAGTCGTGTGACCAAAACAGAGAATGACATCACCAGCCAGGGCAGCCAGGTTACGCAACTCAAGAATGACCTTGCGACCACAAACACAAATGTTTCGAAGAAAGCTGATGCAGCTGCGTTAACGGCATTAACGAACCGCGTCACGCAGAACGAGAAAGAAATTGAAACCCAGAGCAGCCAGACAACTTCGCTCAAAAACTCTTTGAGCACTGTTCAGGCAATGGGTAGTAACCCGTGGTTTGATGGTTCTCTGGAGACGTACTCCGAAAACCAGCAGATCAGCGGCTCGCGTGCGGTCGTCGTCAGCTCTCAGAAGCGAAGCGGAACGAAGTCGTTGCGTGTTTCCCGCGGCGCCGGTGAGGGCGGAAACAGCGATAAATCCATTGGTAAGTGGATTGCTCTGCGAGAAAATGCGGTATTCCGCATTGAACTCTGGGCGATGATGCCAGCAGATCAGTCGCCATCATCCGGGTGGTCAACAATCGTTGGTTTGCAGACCCAAAACGCTGCCAACAATAACAACTGGCCGTCGGCGATCACCATCACTGAAGGTTCGTTGGGGGGCAGAGGCACCTGGAAGAAATTCACCGGCACGCTCCGTGTAGCGACTGGCCACACTCGCGGCGTATTCTGGATTTCTACCCGCGGAGCAACTGGCGCCGGTACGCCGGGGTATGATCTGTATATCGATGATGTAGTTGTCACCGATATCACGGACGCAAAAGAGGCACAGGATTCGGCTAATGCGAACGCATCCGCTCTCACCAGCCTTACCTCACGTGTTACCAATGTGGAAGGGCTGGTAACATCCCAGGCGTCTCAGCTGTCCTCTTTGACGTCCCAGGTGAATGATGCGTCTTCGAAGGTTGATCAGATGGCGCAGACCATCACCAACAACGAGAAAACGCAGTCGTCGCTGAATACCAGTTTGCAATCGCAAATTGACGCGCAGGCATCGGCAAACATCAAAAACCAGACGGAGTTGAATAACGCCACCACCTCTCTGGCGGCAATTAAGTCAACTCAGCAGACCCAGGCCACAACGATAAGCGCACTGTCTCAGCAGCAGACGAATTTGACAGCTCAGGTAGGAGGCCAGTCAGCCGAGCTGCAGGAGCTGAAGAAAACGGTTGTTGAAAACGGCAACGTTAGCAGTACCTGGATGGTCAAAATGGAAACCAGCAGCAACGGTAAAAAGTATGCTGCTGGTATTGCTTTAGGTATCGATGGCAAAAATTTGCAGAGCCAGTTTCTGGTTCAGGCTGATCGCTTTGGTTTAATCAATACCTCTAACGGGAATACGACCACACCGTTTGTTGTTGAAAATGGCGTTGCGTACATGAATGCTGCGGTGATCAAGGATGGCTCGATCACCAATGCGAAAATTGGCAGTGAGATTAGGTCTGACAACTTCGTAGATGGGTCTCGAGGCTGGCGCGTCGGGAAGGATGGTTCTTCTCAGTTCCACAACGTCATTGTTCGAGGACATGTTGAAGCAGAAAGCGGTTCTTTCAAAGGCACCATTGACGCTACTGACGGGGTTTTCAGAGGAACCGTGCAGGCAAGCCGATTTGTTGGTGATATTTGCTCAGCTGGAGTATTCAAACAAGGCGTAAGGCCAGACATTACCCATTATGACTCTGGTTCAGTCGGCGGAACAAAAACATACGTTGTATCAGGCACAGTGGCATGCGATGTGAATTTCGTTGGAAGGATCATGGTCTGGATTAAGGGGGTTAAAGTTTCCGAGTTTAGCGTTGGCGCGGCCGCATCTAACGCGACTACACGTTATATCCCAGCTGTAGGTTCACTGTCCGGCGTAACTGACCAAAATGTCAGGTGCGAAATTACGGTGGAGGGGAGCGGAATTTATAACTATGTCGGCGGCTTTGCCCTCATGACCAGGTCGAGCGGTTCCTGGGCGTAAATATTTGGAGGCGGCCTTTCACCGAGCGTAATAACGGAGTGATTGGAGGCGCATCATCAGATTAACATGGCGCCCCGAAAGGGGCGCTCTCTATACCGAATTAACTCAAGGAAGAGTAAATTATGGCAATGTATGAAGTAGGCACCATAACAGGTGCAGCAAATCAGGCAAAGGTCACAGGCATTTCTACCAAATGGTCTGAAACTGCTCTTGGTATTCAAGAGGGTTCAATTTTAGTCATTTATCGCAATGGAAGTGCTGATCTGTATGCCATCAAATCAGTAAATAATGACACTCAACTGACCCTGACGAGAAACATAACAACTGCTTTTTCTGGTGCGAAATATGGAATTATTACGGCAGAAACTGCCAGCACATCGTCTTTTGCGAATCAGCTTGCCAGCGCATTTACTCTTTGGCGTAACGTTGTCCAAGGATGGTCTACAGCACTAACAGGTAGTGGCAATATTACGATGACAGACCCTATAACAGGTACGCAGGTGACCGTACCGGCGATTGCCGGGATGGCAAAGGCCTCGGATCTGGATGCGCTGGCTAAACTTTCAGGGGGAAACAACCTCGCCGGCTCGCAAATTATAACCAGCGATAGTTCCGGTTTTATTTTGGGCAGGAACAACGATATTGGACTGGTCAAAAAATCAGGCACCTACGGAAAGCTGATGGTAGGCAGCGGAACGCGCTTCAGCGTGGTGAAGGGGAATAAGTCGACTATTAGCCCTGAAGATACCCAGACGGAGATTATGGGGGTCGATAGTGCCGGCAATATGACTGTTCCGGGCAACATCAGTGCGGGGAAATATTTTGCGCAGGCAATTGAGCTTTCGATGAGCACTCCGTACATCGATTTTCATCATAACAACAGTACCAACGACTACACTGCTCGTTTCATAACCACAGCCGCTGATCAACTGAGTGTGCAGGGGAGCCATCTACGGGTAGACAGAGACCTGCGGGTAGGGCAAGCGGCCGACATCGGCAGCTGGATACAGTGTCGCTATGACTGTGTGTCCCAGCAGACCGACTTCGGTTCCCCTGCCATTGGCGCGTTAGTTTCCGGTGGCAGAGTCCGGTCCCGCATGACAGGGCGTGGCGGAAACGGCGACACGTCTGGAGCGTGGGGTGGTTTCTACCTGGAAGAATACGTTGGGTACAACCACCGGGTGGTACTGTATATGGACGGTTTTGACAGAAAAGATGCCTGGCTCTTTTACACCGGTGGGACAATCTCCACACCTAAAGGCGATGTTATGACCACTGGCTCAGACGTGCGGCTGAAAAAAGATTTTACGGATTCTCAGAAAGGGGCATCCAAGCGTATTAACGCGCTGGGGGTATGTGAGTTCAACATGAAAGGCGAAACACGCCGTAGGCGTGGATTTATTGCTCAACAAGCTGAAAAAGTGGACCCGATTTACACTTTCCAAAGCGGTGATGTAGAAATTGATGGCGAGAAGATCAATATCCTTAACGTAGATCAGACAGCAATTGTCGCAGACCTGGTAACTACCGTTCAGGAGCAATGCAACTGTATCGAAAAACTTAAAGAAGAGCTCAAAAATCTAAAGGATCTAGTGATGCAAACGCCAGAAACAGCAGCATAAAAGCAATCGATATTGTATGTAAGTACTTACCTACAATTAATTTCTAATTTATGATATAAATCTGCCATCCGATTTGACTTATTCATGGAGGAAGACATGTCAAACGAGATGGCAGGCGTGACGCCAGAGCAGGTGGAGCGCATTGCCGCAATTGTGGCGCGAGAAGTCGTAGGAAAATTAAGTAAGGAGCTTCGCGATGATATTGGCCAGGAGGTCAACGATCAGCTGCTAACCTACTTTGGTGATATGACTCCGGCGCAACATAGCATTCAGCATTCCAACCTGGACAAACTTCTTAATCGGCTCGACACGATTTCAAGCGGGTTCTTTGGAGGCATTATTTCCAAAATTACCTCGTTCCTGATCACCGTGCTGCTTTTGGGTTTGGCCGCTTATGGCGTGAAAAATGGACTGCAATAACAGGAGAACAAGGATGAGTACTCCAAGAGGCATTCGTAACAATAACCCTGGTAACCTGGATAAGGGGTCGCCGTGGCAAGGGCTAGTAAACAATCCGGCGGAACCGCGGTTCTGCACTTTTAAAGACCCCGTATGGGGGATTCGAGCACTGACAGTAACGCTCATCACCTACCATGATAAGCGCCGCGCAAAAGACGGTTCCAGCATCGATACGATCCGCGAAGTCATCGAGCGTTGGGCGCCGCCGCATGAAAACAATACGGCCGCATATATCAATGAGGTCTCTAAAGCCGTAGGCGTGACGCCGGACATGATCATCGATCTGCATGACTACAATACTATGCGGCCGCTGGTGGAGGCGATTATTCGTCATGAGAACGGTCGTGGCCCGTTGAAAACACTCAACAGCTGGTATTCGGCCGAAGTTATTGACGAAGGTATGCGTCGCGCTGGTGTCGTTAAACCGGTAACTGCAGTGAAAGCCGTACCTGTCACGAAAGAAACTGCAGGCGCAACGGTGACTGCAGGTATCGGTATTGCGCAGCTGGCGGACGTAATGCCGCAGATCTCCGTTGCGATGGATAAAGCCCAGGGACATATCACCAGCGGGGATACCGTTCGCATTATCTTCGGTATTGCGACCATTGTTGTCGCCGGCTTTATTGCCTGGTCGCAAGTTCGTAAGCATCAGGCAGGAGTGGTGTAACCATGAACGGCAGCCTGCTTTTAAAGGTCAAATCGACCATCATGACTTTGGCTGCCGTCTTCTTTGTGCTCGTTGGGGCGTACACCTGGGGTGGACGCGCTGCCCGGCGGGCCATGGAGGAAAAGGCGCAGAGAGAAACCAACAAACGGCTTCAAGGCACAGTGGATGTGAAAAATGAGACGATTAATGAAGTCAGGACTAAGGATGCTTCTGCTGTTCATCGCGAGCTTCGCGATAAGTGGATGCGTGATTAAACCTCAGACCGTGGGCGTACAATTCTGTGATGGGGCAAACCCTATCTACATCAGCAAGGACGACGCCCTGACAGAAGAAACTGAGAGGGAAATCCTGATCCACAACACGCTGGGTGAGCGGCTGTGTCGTTGGGGGTACGCGAAGTAGCACATACGCCGCGCGGACATAATTAGCGCGGCCTTAGTCATGAACTACAAGATGTCAGATTTTCACGTTACTTATCTTTAACCCGGCTTTCTCCTGTAACTCAGTAAGTGCTAAGACATTGGCAGGGTGGCGAAAAAAATTGTATGCATTCACGGCCACAGACTCGTTTAAAAAACCATGGCTTAGCAGAGAGTCCACGCTGGCATCGTATAGCGCCTCAAGAGAATTGAATTTCTCTGCCAGCAACCAAGCTTCTTCCTCTTCAACACCGTAGATACCGCAGGCGAAAAGAAGCGGGCCTAAGCGAACGTTTTTTGCTCGTTCTATACCCTCATAAATTTTCCTAGCCTGCTTCAAACCACCTCTGTCGATACCAATCAGCGCTCCATAACTTATAAAGAACATGTTTAGTGGCTTTTGTATTAGCCTTTTCTCTACGAGCTGCTTGAGAGTTTTTTCCCCTAATTGGTCTATATGTACTCCTCGTGGCTCGAAGAAGCGCCAGCAAGCAGAGTATGGGTTTCCTGAGTTCAGAAGGCCGTAAGTGTTTTGGGTGCTGCTTAGCTCAATGCTCATAGTGAGTACTCGACGAAATGCTAGACGCTAATCGTGGTCTATGTTCGCACGATCAAGGGGTTGGCATATTAAAGCACTCACCACATCCGAAACTACGGTATTGGTCAAAGAAACTCGTGACCGTCGCCAAATGCCTTTCATTTCACCTTTACACCGCAGCCGTAGGCATTTAGGCTATATCGCATATAAGAAAACAAGTTGTTTCATACGACGATAAATCACACGTAGGGATATCACGAATGACTCAGATCATTGTGGTGGGCGGCACCAAGGGTGGCCCAGGCAAATCGACTGTTGCGCAGCAAATTGCAGCCTGTCTGAAAATCAAAAAGAAAAAGAAAGTACAGATCACTGATATCGACATCCAGCGCACCACGACAGGGTGGTGTGAAGACCGCCGGCACAATGAAGAACTGGAGCTGATCCCGTTCGCCTATGTCCAGGATGACATCATCAAACACATCACTTCGCTTCGCGGCCGTTACGATTACGTCGTAGTCGACGCTGGTGGTTTTGACTCCGAAATTCAGCGCCACGCAATGTTGATGGCCAACGTGATCCTTATCCCGCTTCGCCCGAAACGTCGTGATCTGAAATCCTTGCGTGACATCGACCCCATCGTCGACAGCGTAAGCAGCATGAATGACAAAATCAAAATCCGTGCTGTAATGAACCAGTGCCCGTCTCTGCCTTCCCAGGCTGCGCGCATTATCGCTGCAAAAGAAATTGTCGAAACCTTTGGCATCGAGGCGGTGCCGGTGAACCTTTACAACCGCAACGTCTATGACGATGCCGAAGAGGCGGGTCGTTCCATCTTTGAGATGACCGGAGCCGAACGCGACAAAAAGGCTGAGGCCGAGATTGAAGCATTAGTAGAATACGTAATGACCTTGGAGGGTGAATAATGTCCATGAAAATGGGTGATCTGGCAAAACGTCCGGCTGCAGAAGCTGCCGCGCCTAAAAGCAGCACACCGATGCGCCAGCCTGTCCGTCCACAAGGCCGTCCAACACGTGGCAAAGAGAAAATCAAAAGCCGCACAATGTCGCTAGAAGACGAGTATTTCGAATTACTGGAGATGATGAAGTTCATCCCTCGCTTCGAGAAGTTCACCCGTTCTGATGTGATACGTGCAGCCATTTTCCATCTGGCAGAGAAGTCCCCGCAGGAAATAGAGGACATCGTAAAGATGAACGAGGCGATCACCGCAGCCGATGTGACGATGCGTACTGACGAAATAAAGCGCGAATTAATGAAGAAAGGGTAATATAAGAGGGTGCTGTCGCACCCATTTATTGTAATGCAAATAGAATGTTAAAGATCTCAAAGGACATTACCAATGAATCCATTATTAACCCTTATCGCAAATTTCATAGAAAAACTGGTTTACGATGTGGAAACAGTGGTTGAGAAAGTTTCCGATATTTTTACCAAAGGAGCAAGAAGGAAAGATATTGAAACCAAAATAAAAGATCTCGAAAGAGAGAGAGAGTTCTTAATTAAGTACACTATAAAGAAAAACATAGGCGCTTTTTCAAGCGTTACTACTGACGCATTAACAGGGAAAATTTATAGCACAGCAATATCAAGTGGTATTGCAAAAAAACTGGTTGAATATAATGTTGACTTTAAAAATATACGTCACGTTAATAAAACGTTAGAGGAACTGGAGATGATCGCGCTTATAGAGCGCGATCTAAAAAAAAAGGAAGAAGCTGAAAAGAAAAATAAAAATGAAACTGTAGTGAATTTGTTTTTATTAAATGAAAAAAGTAAATTATTGAAAGCAAAAACATTGTCTGTTGTCATTGTCATTGCCAGTGCATTAACGGTATTTTTCTTTGGAATTCCAATTTGGTCTGTTCTTATTGGTTTAATACCATTAGTACTTATTGAGATGAAAGATAGAGTCATAACCTATCGTGTTGCCAAAGGTTATTTTGGAAGAAATGCGCCAGAGGCAATTCAATTGGTAAAATTTATAAGAGAAAATACAGATAAATTTGATTCTAATGATAGCGGAGATGGTAGAAGAAAAGTTCTCAACCCAGAGAAAGAAAAAAATGTAAGCGCAGATGATACTGTAAAGGGATGGCAAAATGCTTAATTTTGATGTCATCTCTAAACGTTTAGGCCAATGTTTAGATATTCTTTTGCTAAAACATCCGATGCGTACAGTGTTTGGAATCTTTTTAGGTTATATTTTATATACATGCCTCTATACTTTAAAAGAATATTTCAAAGCACATCTGTTTGAAGTTGATAACGTTCATTATATTGGTTGTTTTATTCTGGGGATTTTAATATTTCATACAAATACTATTATTGATGTTTATAATGGAACTGCTATGGATGAGGAAATTAGCAATTTAATAAATGCTATAACAAAGCGAACCGATTTGTCAGAACCGCAGAAAGCAATGATGATAACTGAAATTATTCAAAATGAGATTAATAAATTGGGGAAACGAGGTCTGGAAGAAGTAGCAAAAAATGTCATTCAGAAATGAATGCAAAAACGATAAACCTGCTTCTGTATATAAATACTAACTTATCTATTATATTTCTACAGAAGCAGGTCTTTGATACAAGAACACTCCAGAACACACCCTTCTGATTCCTCTTTCCAAACTGCTTTCCAGTCGCTATGATCTGCCAAATAGTAAGTAAGTAGTTACCTATCGGTGGGGGCATGAGCCAGATCTTTTTTGACACCATAAACAACGGCCAGTACGACTTCATGACAGGGTGGGACACGGTCGCCATGGACAAGTGGGTTGCGGAAAACATCGGTCTTTCACGATGCCAGGGAGAGGCTGAGCTCTTTGATACAAAGTGGTTTGACTATCGCGACATGCACCCGCTGATGGCAACCTGCCTGTTCACCGAAGCCTATAAGCGCGCATACTCACAGATCATGCTGTCTCATGGCCGCGAGCATTTCGAGACGGCCCCATTCAGTACTGGTCTGAAACGTCTGCCTTACCAAGAGCTTTCGGCGGTGAACAAAACATCTCTCTGGAAAGCTCGCCAGTTTGCAGATCGGTATTGCTGTTCTTATGACTATTTTATATCAACTGTTCTTTCTGCAGCTGCGCGCCGCCTCTGGGATAAATTACCTCGTCCTCAGCATCTTTGGCAGCCAGAACTGATTGAGATCTTCGAAAGCAAACTCGCCAATCGTGCGGGAACGCGTCTGGATGACTCTGTAGTGAGTTTTAAGCACTTAGGAGACATGCAGCATGACCCAATTCAGGAGCGTTACTTTGAATGGGTTCTGGAGCGTTTGAAGCACATCACCCGTGATAAGCGTATCCGCACCATCTTCTCTGCTGTCTGGTTGATGGAGCTGGTGCCTGAGCGCGTTATCTATGCCCATTACCCCGAAGAACTGGAAGAAGCACGGCGACTGTGTTGATCGCCTGCTCCATATTTTTAGGATTAGAAAACAATTTGTTTAAGCACCAAAGGATAATAAACACATGACCGAACTTTGCCACACGGGACGAGGGTTGTCAGAAGAGTTCGACGACGACTTCCAGAATCGTCTGGCGGCGTATTTTTGCCGCGATCATGAGTTTCTGACTCGTGCCGGCGATCTGGTTGCCCCCAACCAATTCTCCAATGCGGCGAACGCCATTTTGGTGAACATGGTATCGGGCTATTTCAGAATGTATAAGAGCGCGCCTTCATCGGCGGCCATCCTCGATATGTTAAAGCGTGCTAAACGCGATAAGACGATCAGAGAAGAGATGTTCCCGGACGTTGTGGCGGCGTTTAAGAGAGTGCTCTCGGAAAAACTCTCTGATACGGCTTACATGGTCGACCAGGTCGCGACGTTCGCTAAAAGTGTAGCGTTCGACGATGCGTTGATTAAAGCGGCCGAGATGAAGGAGAAGGGCGACTTCCAGGGAGCGATGGCCATCATGGCCAAAGTGCAGCAGATCGGTTCTAACGAAGCGACGGGCATTTATGACTATTTCGCCTCTGCAGCGGAACGTTACAAGGCTCGTGAATATGAGGCCTCAGATGATTACGTGCCGAACAGCATCACCACTGGCCTGCCGCTGCTGGATCGTATGCTCTATCAAAAAGGGTGGGCGAAACGTGAGATGGTGCTCTTCATGGGTTTTGCGAAATCAGGTAAATCGACAGCGATGGGGGAGTTCTCCATTAACGCAACGCTGGCCGGCTACAACGTTTTGTATCTTTCTCTCGAAGTACATACCTCGATTCTCTCCGATCGCTTCGATGCGCGGCTGTCTGAAACGGAGATGTCAAAGCTGGTAGAGCAGCGTGACGACGTTCACCGGAAACTCGCAGAGATTGGCGCGACGAAAGGGGTGGGGAATCTCTGGGTGGTTGAGCGCCCGTCAGGAAGCATGTCGCCTGCAGATTTGGATCGTATGCTCAATAGCATGAAAGCGAATGGCATGATCCCGGATATGGTGGTGGTCGACTATGCGGACTTGATGCGAGCCAGTTACGACCTCCGTGACGACCGGGCAAACATCCGCTCTATCTACACCGATTTGCGTGCTCTCTACGATAAGCACAACGTTGCAGGAATCACGGCATCCCAGACCAACCGTGAAGGTGGTTCATCCGAAGTGGCCACCATGATGCACGCCGCGGACAATATCGAAAAAGTCCGTATTGCCGACTTAGTCATCACTATCAACAAGACTGAGGAGGAAGAAGCCAAAGGCGAAGCACGACTCTATTTTGCTGGTTCCCGTAACCAGAAGGGCGGGGTGAGTATTCGCGTTAAGCAGAACCTCGAACAGATGCGCTTCATCGAGCGGATCATGGAAGTTCTTTAAAAAAATAGGCGTGGGGCAAAGACGGATAACAGCCCCACGCCCTTAAAAATTACCTTTTGGTTAATCACAAAAGGAAAAACACATGAGCCTCTATGGTATTCAAAAACAGAGGATTATCAAGATATTGCCTTTTAAAAATTGCGGTAAATGACAATGAGTGACCTCAAAGAGTTACTGTCCGAGCTGGATTTCGAACAATGGCTGGATATGGAAGGCATCATCTATCGTCGCGGCGGTGTAAGCGCCCGCGGCCGCGAAGTGAATATCAAAGAATGTCCGGTATGTGGAAGCACTAACTGGAAGGTCTATTTCAACCTGACCAACAACGTCGGAAAATGCTTCGCCGGTGATCACCCAGAAGAAATTCAATTTAACAAGTTGGTTTTCCTCAAACACTACAGCGGTAAGTCTCGTCGTGCCTTCGAGGAATACGTACATAACGCACTCCTGTCTCAAGGTTGGGCGCCAAAAAAAGAAGAGGTTGTGCTGGCCAGTGCTGTGGAACTTGAAGGCCCGGTAGCTTTACCGCGGCATTATGAACTGCCAATTGACGGTCGGCTGCCGGACTATCTTGTTGAGAGGAACATTACCCCGGAGCTGGCCAAATACTTTGACCTGCGTTACTGCGTCGAGGGAAAACATGCTTATGTCGACCCATATACAGACCAGGTTAAAGGGCAGGCATTCGATATGCGCATCCTGATACCGATTTACGATCTGAATGGGGTGATGAAGACATTCCAGGGGCGTGACGTCACCGGCGCAGCAGAACGCCGATATCTCTTTCCAATGCAGCTGCCGGCATCCGGGAGGTTTCTCTACAACGGACATAACGCAGTTGGTAAGCAAACCGTCGTCGTCTGTGAGGGGGCTTTTGATGTCATGGGGGTTAAGCGCGCCATATTCGACGAAGAGACGCTCCGGGACTACGTAGAGCCCATTGGCACGTTCGGGATGCATCTGTCCGGAAACACGACTGTAGACGCAGAAGACCAACTGGGCGCGTTTCTGTCGTTAAAGGCTGATGGTCTGCGAAACGTCATCATGATGTGGGATAGCGAGAAGCAAGCGATCCGAAACACAATGGCGGCCGCCAGACGATTAGCCAGTATAGGGTTAAATGTGAAAATAGCCTGTCTTGGAGAAGAAGGGCTAGATCCCGGGGAGGCCACCCAGGAACAAATTCTCAAAGCCTACTATCGTGCAAAACCCTACTCTAAGCAACTGGAGCTGCAGAGCAAGGTTCTCGGTATAAGGGTGTTTAATTCGTGAGGTATATTGCTGGCTGCTCAGGCGGCAGGCAGCCAGCAATGATTATTTTGAATCTTTAGACAATACTTTTCCTGCTAACTCGGCAATAGATGATGCGCCATCCAGTAAAGACGGTATATTTTCAGAAGAAACCTGTATTGGGCTGAAAATTAGCTTCTCAAACAATGACCAGGATTCCTTATCAGCACCAGAGTTGTTTTTTTTCTCCACGTAATCATGTATAAACTCACATAGACTAAGGCGCTGTTCTATTTGAAGTATTTGAGCCTTAATGGACTTACCTTCAATGTAATATAACCGCATAAAATAAAAAAACAATAGCTCTAATGATAAGATTGGTAAAAAATAAAACAATGCATTAAGATTAAATTCTACTGGGTAAAAGTTAAATATATGATTTAGTAATGTAAGTAAAGGAGTGGCAATTAGCCACATAGAAAAGATAGTTATGCTTCTGTGATTTGTAGCGCACTCTGACCTTTTGTTTTTTAATAGGGTTGAGAAAGCCTTGCTTAAAAGTGCGAAGTTGTAATCGTTTTCATAATCATGTAGTTTGGCCTCATATTCTTTGAGGGACTTTATTGACGAATCGGAAGAGTCTATAAGCCCTTCAATTTGTTCTTTTAAGACATTTGTTTTATTGTTGACATCTTCAAGCCCCCTATCAATTTGTTGATATATGGTATTTTCAAACTCTTCTACTGTTGTGGCAATTTTGATTAATGAAGCAAAGTTATTGGATAGCAATAAATCTTTCGTCATAGCAGCGGGCATGGAACGCTCGATCGCTATGAAATTAACTGGGAAGTCTGTTAGCGGTTTTAGCCTGTCTAATTTTTCTAAAATTTCAGGTTTTAAATACATTGGCGGGCCAAAATCATCAGAAGCCCAAAAGTTGTATTCAAATATTATTCTTAATATTTTATTAAGAAAATAGAATTTATCATCTTTTAGGTCCCCTAAGCTAGGGATGTTGCCTTGGTTTAAAAATTTTTGAGTGTATGAAGTGTATTTGTTAAGCGAGTCTCGGCGATGAATATACAGATTTCTAAAGTAACGCCACGCGACAACAATTATACAGTCCGCTAACTTTGAATCATCTACTTGAAATAAATTATCAGGAATGTCACTGTAAGGCGGAAAATTCATTTCGATATAATTGCTGATTGAGTTAATTGAACTTTGATAAGAATCAGTCCACAAAGTCATACATTCCTCTTTGCTGCAGTCAGCATGATTTTTCATTTTATGGTGTCGATTATCTTTTTAGACAGTTAACCACCACACCCTTGCCATGTGCGCGAATATATTAGCAGAGTACGAACGGGATTTGTAAGGTCAAATCCACTTGGATGGTGTTTTCTTTTCCTTCAAAACTAGGCAAAAGCAATATAGATGCACCGCTCAAAAGCGGGTCTTGTTACGCGCCTGCTTTTGAATGAATTGTAAGTAGCTACTTACATATTTTGATGTAATAATTTGTTCTCTGGTTGTGGAGGACATCACATGAAAGAAGATATCGAACAGGCAGTTTTAGAGATGATCAAGAAGTCAGGTGTAGAGCTTGGCGTGGGCGAGCTGGAGAGCATCATCGATGCCTCATTCAACACGGCATCAGAGCATATATCGAATGCGCTATCCTGCGTTCCTCTCAGAGAAGGGGCGACACATACGTCGGTGGTGGTGTGGTACGCAAAGACGCCTGAAATGCCTGGTACTGTTCAAAAGCGTGTAGCTCTGGTTGCTTTCATCGTCCCGTCGCTTGAGACCGGCATTGGGCCAGTCGCGCGTTTTGGCGCCTGGTATGACGACAAAATCATCTTCTCAAACTGCTACCAGATGGAAAGCAGGGAAATGCTTGAGCATAGCGTGGACGTGACTCTAAGAGCCGTCGAAAGCAAATGCGAGACAGTAGGAGAGGCTTTCGTCAGCGTCATGACTTCTCCCGATGTTGAAAAGCGCCATGTAGATCTAGTGGCACCACCAGGCTTGTTGGAAATGATTATGTCTGGAGATTACAACAAGGCTATAGCGCGTGTTCGTGAGCTGGACTATGGGCGTATCTGCGACCTGTGTCGTAGTGATCTGGACTTAATCAACGTGATCGTTGAGGCTGGCCGCGTCTGTGATGGGGTGTTGGCACAATACGCAAGTAAGATCAGTCGTTTGGCCAATGAAATGCCTATGCTGATTCAGGAAGCCAAATCCCACGCCGTTCATGCCGCAAACGACCTGCTAACCCCATATCGATACGAAGCCGCAAGTGACAAGATGACCGGCTGGGCCACCTGGTAAGCCGTGACTATGTACTGTGTCCCCGTACAGAGTTATTTAAACTGATTAGTAAGTAAGTACAAGATTATCGTTTAGAGAAATGGCCACCAAAACTGACTTATCAAAAATCCCTTCGATCTCTGGACTCAACGGCTACTCGCTGCGTTGCCCGGAAGTGAAGCTTAACGGACATGACTCGTACTGCAGCTACACCGTCTGTCAGCACACGATCCTTGCCTTCAAAGAGAAGCGACTGCCGGCGTCATCGTTCACCTCCTGTGCGAACGCCATTTCGGCCGGAAAATGCCAGGCGCTGAAAATGATGGTGGAGGAAATCCGGCAAGGTGAGTCGCTGTATTTCGTCGATATGCCGGCGCTCATTGAAGAGGTGGAGGAAAGAAACCGAACAGCAAGAACTCTGCAGCCGAAGAGAGGCAGTGCATCTATCTACAGTGGAATTAAGGGGAAGTGCCAATCTTCGACCGTTGCTGAAACTGGCAGACTGCCCGATGCCAGCGAGATTTATTCAGAACTTATCAAAGAAACCTTAAAGGAGAAGACCGACTAATGGAGAAGCTGATCGCGCTTAAACATAAGCTGGACGCCATTAAAGCAATGGGAACGAACGCCAAGAAAGAGGCGTTGGCCAGTATGGATGACTTCGAACAAAGAATGGTGTCACTCATGCTGAACCCGTTTGTTCGTTTCGGGGTGAAGAAATACAACGTGGCCGATCCACTTAGCAAGTCCGTATCCAGTGATGAGAAGGCGATAGAGCTGCTGGAGAAACTGGCTGCCCGGGAGCTTACAGGGAACGCAGCCATTACTGCGGTCGAGTCTTTGGTTGCTTCGATGTGTGCAGACGGTCAGGACGTATTTCGCCGGTTCCTGCTGAAAGACCCGAAAGCCGGCGTCGGCATAAGTCTATGCAATAAGGTATTCGCCAATCCGATCCCGAAGTTTGAGGTGCAGCTGGCCACCGCCTATAAAGAAAAAGGCGACAAGTACCCCTTCAAGGCAAATCCAAAAGCCAGATGGCCAATGATAGGCAGCCTCAAACTGGATGGTCTTCGGGTTATTTGTGAAGTGATCGTGGACGAGGAAGAGGTTAACTTTCTGTCGCGTACCGGAAACCCGATTACATCTCTCGATCACCTGAAACCTGCCATGCTGGAGCTGGGCAAGCTCTCCGGCTACAAACACATCTTTTTCGATGGTGAAGGTACTGCAGGTTCTTTTAACAATTCAGTCTCAGCGCTACGCAAGAAGAACGTGAAGGCGGTTGGCGCAACCTATCATATCTTCGATTTCTTCCTACCAGAGTGGCGCGTACAGGCTAAAACAGTCGAATACCAGAAGAACGGTATGAAGCTGAAACAGCGCCTTTCACTGTTGGTGGCCTGGTTCAGAAATACACGCGGCCAGGATTACGCGGCTGACATTCATATGCACCCCTTCTACATCATCTACAGCCATGAAGACTTTGTAGAGCGGTTTATGAAGCGTCTGGACGATAACGAAGAAGGAGAGATGGGCAAAGACCCGGATTCTGTATACGAGTTCAAGCGCACCCGCAGCTGGTGGAAACTAAAAGATGAAAACGAAGCTGATGGGGAGATTATCGGCTTTCTACCCGGAGATCCGGATGCCGGCTTTGCTCATACGCTCGGCAAAATCGTTATTCGCCTCGAAGATGGAACCGAGGTTCGCGCTTCTGGCATTAAGCATCGCTACCTCGATGAGATCTGGCATAACCAGGACAAGTACATGGGCCGTATTGTGAAGGTGAATTTTCACGAGTACACGCCAGATGGCAGTCTGCGTCATCCGCGGCTTAAGTGGCCCAAATGCCTTCGCGATACCGAAGAACGTGTCGGAGATAAAGAGTGATGCTCGGTTGGATGATTGTTTTTTTGGGTGTCGGCTTCGTCATCGGAACTCTGGTGATGCTCAGCTGCATCAACGATTACGTGAAGCGCGGGCTGATGGAAAGACGTGGCCGCGTATACCGCATCATCGACATTACTAACACGCTAAAGGAGACTGGCGATGATCGTCCTGAGTAAGCGAGAGAAGGATACCCTGCGTGAAATAAGCCAATGGTCATGTTTCTACGCTAACTGGAAACCCAAGACACGAGCCAAACTCGAACAGATGAACCTGGTGGCCAATGTCGAACCGGAAGGAAAGGAAGAGAACTACCAGCTGACTAATAAGGGGCGAGAGCTGCTTGAGCAACTGATTGAAGCAGGAGAATACTCATGATTCCATACATCGTATGGTCTTTTTCTGGAGGCGTCGCCCTTGGCTTCATCATCTGTCATGACTTGATTAAGAAGTTTGCCCGTAACTTACATTTCTGTAGCTCCACGGGGCGACTCCTACAGAGCATATCTGAAGATGGTATAATTAATGTCATCAACCAAAAGAGTGCTTCATATGACACTAGCTCAACTGAAAGATATTTATGCTCGTAATGATCTCACCGCAGATGAACTTCGTGTTGTTGTTGATCGGCTTAACCAACAACGTACTAAATTTGATACTGAACTGCCTGAAATTAAGCCACCAGTTACTGGTGGTTGGTTGTCTAGGAGTCGGTCGTTGCAGCAAGCCCAAATAAATAAAAATCTTTGTAATCATTATAAAGAGCAAATTCAGCAGTGGATTACTCTGATTGAGTATTACGAGGGATCACTGAGTAAATATGAAAAGGTGAAAAGATTTGTGGGAAAGCATAAATGGTTCTTTGTAATAGCGACAACTGTTATCGCGAAAAGCTATGTGGCCTATGATGTTATCGAAGGATGGATAAGTAAAATTGTGTGAATCACTTATACGTTCATAGACGACAAAATTTATTAACAACGTAGAACAGGTGACTGCTACAGATCTAAGAAAGTGCGATTGATCAGAGTCAAACGTTTCACGGCCACAATCCAACGGACGCAGGATGAGAAGCCAGCGCTGATCAAAAAATGATCAAACTGACGTATGAAATAATAGGTAAGTATTTACTTATTAAATTGATACAACTATGATTGGCTTGTTTTCGTTGAAACGCGACTATTTGAACGTTTAAAGATAACTGCAAACGACAATCAGTATCTAGCAGTAGCCTAAAAAGCCAAACACCAGCGAGGTCAGTTTCCAGCCTCGTCACCGAAATGGGACACACTAAGCGAGTGTGATTGCAAAACGCAGGTAGGGCATCTGGTTAACCAGTGCCCTTACCGATGAGGTAACAGAATGGGCGGTTGGGTTTTATGTCCAACACATCCCGGCTCCCAAAGGCCCGACCGTCTATCCTGTTACGTCATTTCTGTTACTTATGTCGTTTAGTTTTGGGTTAAAAATGGCGACGTAACCCGGCTGGTTAGGTGAGCCAGCACGCAACGTTGAGACCACTGGTTATTGCATCACAGAGGCAGAACCGGCAGACATGTAGGGCCAAGTACATTAATCCGTTCAGTGGTTTCAACGTTGTGGTCACGGTTTCATTATCCTTCTGGTTATAGCCATTGTTGTCACTGCCCCGTGGCCACAACGATTAAATGATTCCATACATCTAATTAGATCTGAATGAAAACTCTCCTCAACTCTCGGAGAGTATTTGAAGATCTTGGCTTGTAAGCGTTTGGTGAACACGTAAAGCACAAGTGGCAGGAAACGGTAGGACTGCTGCGAACGACACCGGTGAATCGGCGATACAGCCCCACAAGTCCGTGAATCGACAGAGGCTGACGGTGTCAACCTTAGATGGTGTAGCTCAGTGGTAGAGCGGTTGACTGTTAATCAACTGGTCGGTGGTTCGAATCCACCCACCATCGCCAACACAGCGCTGAACGGTTTGGAGTTCGCCACCACCATCCGAACGGAAAGACTCCGCAAATGTCGCCAGACCGTTCAGCGCTGTGATAGACACGGCAGACGTTCTTAACCATTGCTTCTTAGCATCGTAGCAACACTTTTTTCAGCGCAAATAATTAAAGGGGCTTCGGCCCCTTTTGTAAGATTAGCAAAAAAGAACAATATTACTTGAAAAAAAAGACAAAGTTAGTCAATTTCATTTAATAACACCAATGTCATAATCGAGGACCTTGCTCCTCTGCTTAATTAAACCATTACCTGTTAAGTTTAATTTGAATAGCCAATTCTATCTTTTCTCTGAATTTTTTTGCATTTCCCTGTAAGTAAGGGTCCATTCGTTTGAATATCGATAGAAGCTTCCTACGATATGTTAAACTTGTAGAGTTAAATTCCCCCGTTGTTGTGTGTATCAATAATGCCTCACCTATATCATTAATCTGCCTTTCTTCGAGCCTGGTGTAACAGGTGACAACCATCTGTAATATGGATACTTTTGAGTACCCCTTCAATTTCGGGCTAGGAATAACATGCTCTAACATAGAGCCTAATACTTTCGTCGCTTCCTTAGGGATATACCTACTATCCTCCTTAGAATTATTAACTGTTTTTATATATGAACTTTGTTCTGCCCAATCTATAGCAATACCGAATAGGCGACATAGAAGATAGTGATATGGTGTTTGATGTTCTGCGATTGAGTCAATACTCTGAACTTTCATTTGATATAATATTTTTTCAGCAAAGTGTTTGAAATAATGCAGCCAAAGATGATCTTGCAATCTTTGATGAATACCTTGATGCACCATAATTTCGAACATTGTTATTCCAGAATTAATAGGACAACTAAATCTACTTTGCTCACGGTAAGAGCCAAGGGGCTTGTTTAGTATTTCTGATAACTTACTGTCTTCATCTAAACGCCAGCAAACAGATTCACCTATAGCTCTATATATGCCACTTTTACTTGCATACACTGAGTCGGCAAAGAAAAAGTGAAGCAAGCGGTTGGTTTCAGGTATCGCAAGACGTCCTCCAGTACATGTATTTTGGTTATTTTTAAGTTCTACATAAAGACGACTACCAGGTGAGTCAAGCAGCGAATTAATAAATCTATCAATGAAATCAGAACGAACGACCTCATCAGCACCAATAAGCCTCAAACAAAAATGAGGATATGCAAGTGAAAGATGCCTTGTAAGATCAGGAGAAGTTAGTATATTCAGCAAAACCTCTCGGGCTTTATCACTGGCTTCATAATTTGATGATAGCTTTTCACGCAAAGGACTTAGTAGGGAATATAGACCTTTCACCAAGACATTTCGTTCTTTGGGTTCTTCTCCATTCAATAACGCATTTCGATCGGAGCCGCCATATAGCTTATCAATCCATTGAACAATAAGGTTCGGTTTTCCATTAGCAAGGGATATTATTTCGTCTAACTGAGGCTCAACTAACAATACTAACTCATCATATTTTTTGGTAAGATGTAAACTCTCAATTAGCTCAAGAAATAGTTTTATTTTACCTCGATTTAATGTTGGCGATTTTAGCCGAATGAAAAGATATGAGGCAGCCAAGAGAAACAATAGATATACTGCACTCGAACTATCCAATCCCCATATCCACGGTCCGAAACTGTAATACAGTCCAACTTGTCTTAATGCAGGTGCAAAAACCAAATAATTAGCTAGTATAAAAATCAGCCCAATGATTAGTAGGTCCCACCGAGTCATACAAAAACGAAATCGCAGTCTGCTGGTAGGAGTAATTATTGCCCATACGGCAGCGATCACTCCAAGTATAGTGAGTAAATTAGTGGTATCTATTTTGGCTGGTATCGTCATAATATTTTCAGTATTCCTTTAGTAGACGCACTGGCAAGCTTAAACTGTATCACATGACCGCTTCATAGTAGTCATGATTGAAGCAAAGCGCCTATCCTATAATAACTAAAAAAACTTTATTATCCCCCTTTAATACCGTAAAAAACTTTGTTGAAGTCATTCTGATAGGTAGGTACATACTTATCTTTTTTGTGTTTCTAATGTATAGTACTTTCAGTTACTCACTTGAAAGGACTCAATATGGGAAACAAACGTAAACAGACGCGTCGCGCAGCTCGTCAGGCTCTGAAGTCAAAACCACGTATCCACGGCTACGAAATTGACACAATCATTGTTGACGAACTGGCTGCCGCCCCTGCTCTGCCTCCGAAACCGAAGCGCGACAACTCTCCTCTCGAAGCGCGAAACGAGGCCCAGGCCCACTATCTCATCTCCCTCGATACCAAAACGCTAACGTTCGCCACAGGCGAAGCTGGCTGCGGCAAAACGTACCTGGCCGCGGCCGTTGCAGCGCAGCGTCTACTTAATAAGGAAGTAGACAAGATCATCGTGACTCGTCCGGTATTGCAAGCAGACGAAGATCTGGGCTTCCTTCCGGGCGACATGAGCGAGAAGTTCGCTCCGTTCTTCCGGCCAGTCTATGACGTGCTACAGAAGCGTCTGGGTGGCTCGTTTCTCGAATACTGCTTAAAGCCAGAGGTGGCCAAAGTAGAGATTGCCCCATTCGCTTACATGCGTGGGCGCACGTTCGAGAACGCTGTAGTCATTCTCGATGAGGCGCAAAACGTTACAGCGTCACAAATGAAAATGTTCCTGACCCGGATGGGTGAGAACGTGACGGTCATCGTTAACGGTGATGTAACCCAATGCGACCTGCCGGGTAATGTTAAATCTGGTCTTGAGGACGCCCTGCAGCGGTTCCAACCGTCTCGCCAAGTAGGGCTCATTGAGTTCACGGCCGAAGATTGCGTGCGCTCAGAGCTGTGTAAAGTGGCGCTTCAAGCCTATCTGTAAGGAAAAAATGATTGTTATGGCGATCTCGAATGAATACTTACCTTTACCGTTCGGTGTGGCCGGCTACTATCCACCTGGATCAGAGATCGGCCGCAACCCCCAGTTCTGCGAGGATAACCGAGAGAAAACAATGAAGTTTGTGATTTATGGACGAGAAAATTGCTCCTTCTGCAAGCGAGCCGTTGAGCTGGCGAAGCAGCTGCAGGGCCATGGATATGGCGAATATCAGTACATCGATATTGTCGCTGCCGGGATCGATAAACAAAAGTTGAGTGAGATGGTTGGGAAGCCGGTAGAAACCATTCCCCAGGTGTTTTTGGACGATGTTCCAATCGGCGGTTACACAGAATTTGCTGCTTTCGCAAGCACTCTGTAATACAATACGGCTCCGTTTGGGGCCGTTTTGATTTGTCGCTTTTGATAACAGAGCGTACACTTAGGTACGAGCCATTTAGCTGTAAAGAGGTTTTATGCATTTAGAAAATTGCCTGGAAGATATGAATGTCATTAGCAATGCTCTTGCTACCGTGACTTCTAACGCTTCACGCTTTTCTACTTCAAAAGTTACCTCTAAGCGTGAAGGCGCAATGCCGAGCATCTATCGACATACTGGCTATGGTCTTAAGCCGGTGCGGCCTGGTTTTGCCGGGGCTAATGACTTCAAAATGCCTCAAACTGAAGGCATTCCGGTTCAAGAGAGTAGCATGGCTGCTCAATTGGCTGAAATTGAACAAAGACTTGAAGAGCTGACGACGAAACATGTTCGGTTAACGCATCACATTTCAGGGTACAGCGCAGAACAAATCCGCGATATGTTCGGTGAAAGCCGGTATGAAGATCTGAAAAACATTGATCTGACCATCCGCGGATTAGAGGGCTTTGTTAACAAGTTCATCCGTGACGTCGATCAGCCGCATCCCTACATGAAACGCTTGAGTGATGCTATCACTGAGTACCGTCTGGCAGTTTCTGACCTCCTGATGATTCTAAATCAGTGCTTTAACGAGGTAGAAGTTATCGAATCGCAGACAGGTCTCATTGATGAGGACGTCTTCGCAAACTTCTCCTTCCATTAAGGCTGAACGATGAAAGCCACATGGAACAGTGATAGTTACGCCCAATTTTTGGAGCCGGTCTTCAGAGTAATGCCTGATCTGGAGACCTCATTACTTACTGATTTTGTGAGTTTTAAGAACGGCTTTTATCCGGCCGTTTTTGGCAAAGATGGCCCCTATACCGAACCTGGTTCTGTAGTTTCCTCTCGTGTTTACCACGTTCATCTCTTATTCACCAAGCAAGAACGAAATAGTCACCGAAACAGGTTCAACTGTACAAGCGACCGCGCCCTCGTTTATACCCAGCACGCCAAGTTTCAGGACGTGTATAGTCTGCTGGCCATCTTCCCGAAAGAGGCACACAAAACAGCCAGTGATCCAGTCAAAATGAGCGACATCGCCAAATACGCGGCAGCCTTCCAGAAATTAACAAACCCGTAGTTACCTGCAGCTCCATGCCTTTCTCATTCGTAGCGTGGTTCTATTGCGATAATTTTCATATTTTTTAGGCAATTAATCTAGTTTTTGCGCGTATGCATAAATATACGAGAAATAACGGTACAGAAAGCGGCAGGCAAAATAACCACAAAATAATGAACATGCCATACACACCGCTATTCACGCCAATGTGACGATCCCAAAAGGGTTTGGTCATTATCTTAAGGGCTAGTTTCTCCGAAGTATAATATGAGAATGGGTACAGGATGGCGCTTAAAACAAGATATGTAACCACAAATGGCATATAAGGAGCATAGGCAGGAAAAATGAGTCCGTCATTCATATCGCGCACTATAAAATAGATCAGATAGCCATAACCACACCATCCCCATAAGCAGTGCCGTAAATAATATTTTAAGGTCATCATCTATGATTCCTTCATAGCTATACCATTAAAGCTATCATAACATGAATTGACGAAGTCCCCCTTCGAGACCAAGCGGCATCGAGACAGCCATAGACGCAAACATGACTAAACTGGCACCGGACAACGATGGGACATAACGCAAAGACAAGGGTGATGTCGCAAACAAACAAGCGGGAAATGGCACGGCCCTGATGACTAATTTTCAAAAAAAGGCCTTTCTATGATTCCATACTTGGTAGGTATGGAATCATTAGACAAAAGAGGGTATTTTAGGTTGATCTCAATAAAAACAATGCCTAATATACTGTATATAAATACAGTATAAAAAGCGTCATACAGTGGCCAGATTATGAAAAACACGTTTGACAGAGCACGCGCAGCGGAAAACACGTCACAGGAAGCGATCACCTATCTGGATCGGGCAACGCAGATGGATGCCAGGTCGGTCTCGATGCAGGGTGCCGATCTGACTTTCGCCGACGCATTCATGTTATTCACTCGCTTATCATTATTGATAACTCGCCGCCGGCCAGAGATAGCTGTCCATTGTGTTTTGATACATGTTCTCCCGCATATCGCTCAGGAAAAAGTAAGTAACCTGAATAGAATAATGGTGAATCAGCTGGTCAACCCGCTGATCCTTGAAGGGAAGATCGTGATGGGTCGCCGTGTTTTTTCCATCATGAAGCAGTTCCTGGGATGGTGTGCCTTCCAGGGGATTATCGAAACATCGCCACTGAATGATATGTCGCTGAACAAAGTTGCCGGCGGCGCGAAGACGGCCCCGCGGGAACGATGCCTGACGGACGCTGAGGTTTGGGTATTCTGGAATGTCTGGGACTATTTCGACGTATGTCCAGGCACGAAATGGGCGGCAAGGCTTTGCCTCGTAGCTGCCAGACGTCCAGATGAAGTGCTGCGGGCCAGAGTAAGCGAGTTCGACCTTAAGCTAAATGTATGGAATCAAGGATCTCGCAACAAATCGGCCCGGTCGCACACCCTTCCGATGAGCTCACTGATGCGGAAGTGCGTAGAAGAATTGATTGCTTATGGCGCCGGCAGCCAGTGGCTCGTCCCGTCGAACAAAAAGAAAGCTGATACGCCAATGTCAAAGGTTGCAATAGCCCAGGCGTTGAGGCGGATTCTAGAGCGACCAGAGCTTGGGGAAGTGGAGTCGTTTACCCCACGTGATCTGCGTAGAACGGCACGCAGCTACTTTCCAGCCCTTAATATTTCACAGGAAGTATCACGTAAGATCATGAATCATAGTCTGGAAGGTATCGACCGTGTATACGACCGATATGACTACATGGATCAGATGCGAGAAGCCCTTGAGAGCTTCTCATCGTACATCTCGTCGATTGTTGAGCAACCAGATTTAGAAGAAATTGACCACAAAATGAAGGGAGATCGCCTATCCACCGAGCTGATCAGAGTAAACTTCTCATAGCTTTTTAATTGCTTCCACAACCTGCTCAACACCATCAGTTTGAGCCGGAAAGCGGTTGCGGAAAGCTGCGAGAACCTCACGTTCTTCCGGAGTCAGCGGCGCGATGCCCTGGTCTCGTAAAAAATCTGCCAGCTCAGGCTGACGGTCTTCAAGAACCATCATCATGAGACGTACTGGGTCTGCATTCAGTGCTTCTGCCAGTGGTAGCACTTTCTCTACCGGCAGCGGAATTCTTCCCTTTTTTATCAGGGACAAAATGTTGGGATTCTTGTAACCAATCTCACGGGAGATCGCCGACTGACTTTTCGGCGAAACAGTGATTAAAGAATCGATGTAGGCGACGTAACGAGCGGTCTTCTCATCGGCCATTGTCATTGTAGTTACTATCCTCGTGTGATCTTATTGTATGGTAAGTACTTACCGATATTACAGCAACGGTTGTTATTGTAAAGTCTTACATCCGGCTATTTGTAGGCAATTATCGCACATAAATCACGCGAAATAAGGGATAAATTAGTAAAATCCGGTACTTCTGTTGATTTTTTTGATTGTTTTTGTTTAAGACATTACGATACATTTTTATTAACTTTTATATCAATAGGTAGTACCATCACCTCCAAATGAAACCTGTTGATTAGGATGCTATTAATGGAAAAATTGTCATCTAATTTACTTGCTCTGAATGTAGGCAATGTTTTCGCGCTGACACACCTGGAGGCTGCAGAAGTACTATCTGAGTTACCAAATCACCAGGTAAACGTTAGAGCGCGCGACGCTACTGTTTTCCGGTTCTCCCTGGAAAATGGCTCTTTCACGCTGATCAATACTGGCGACCTCTCTTTCGCGGTTCGAATCAACTAAAATTTATAACCCGCCTATAACTCATTGATCCCCTGCGCGAATTGCTTCCTCCCCTGTTCGCGCAGTGTTATTTTCTTATATCTGAAAACAATTTGTTTACTCGATAAGGAAAGCACATGGCAACCAAACCCAGCAAAACTGTACTCAAAGAGGTACAGGACTTCCGCGATTCCGTAAAACGCGTCGTTGGTCTTCTTTCGGGCAAGAATATTCCTGTAGCTGAATGCGGAGACACAGCATACGTTCGCTACAATAAAAAGGGTGAGCCAGTCATGGTTAACATCCCATCCATACCAGATGACGCAAGCCCTGCGCTTATGAATGCCATACGTGGATTCCTTGATCACGAGGTTGGCCATCTCCTTTTCACAGACGAAAAAGTCGTCAAGAAAATGCGCAACACAAAGGCATTCGGACTCTGGAACGCCCTGGAAGACGTCTACATAGAACGTCGCATGAGTGAAGTGTTCACCGGCAGCCGGCGGAACCTATTGTCCACACGTAACCTAATGATTGACAAATATTTTAATCCCCATGTTAAAAAGGCGGTGGCGATGTGCCGCGGGGATCAACGCGAGTTGTTTCTAAAGTTCTTCCTCTGTCCGGTTCTACGGGCGTGGGATGGCCAACCAACTTTTGCTGATTTCATGGAGGAGCACTGGCACCTCATCGATAAACCTATTGCCGTTCTGAAAGAGTTTGGCGTCGATGAAGCTGTCCGTCGTATGGATAGCACTGAGGATTGCGTCAAGGTTGCAGCAGCAATGGCTAAGATCCTTCGTGAAATGACTGAGATGCCAGAAGGCCCGTTACCTGAACGTGAGTCCTCTTTAACCAAAAAGACCGAACCAGAAGAAGACAGTTCAGATGAGCCGGCTGCTGGAGACGATACTGAGGTTTGTGACGAAGAGGGGCTCGATAGCACTCCTGATGAGTTTAGCTCTGACGATGAAGATGATGAAAAATCAGACAAATCGATAAGTAAGTACATACCTAACAATGATAAAGTGATAAATGATACAGAAAGTAAACCTGAAGATGGCGATTTAGGCCATGAAAATGTTGACGACTTGCCTGACAGCGAAGAAACGACAGCTGATGATCCTGTTACATCTCTGGGCTCAGATGCAGGGGAAGAAGTGGATGATGAAGGGGATTACAGTCCGTCCACGAATGATAGCGCTAAGGACAGGCCCGGCAGCTCCTCTGATGATAGCGAAGCTGTCGAGGACGGTGAAGGTGAAGGCAAGGCTGACAAAGACGGTGGCGAGGAGAAGGATGAAGGGGATCGTGACACCTCGGATGAAAGCGATGCCGGCTTTGCCCCACACGCTGACGATATGTCTCTTGATGATGCTCTCAAGGCATTAGAAAACGTCGATGAAGAGATAGGTTCTTCAACCGAAGATGCGCTGGCGTCGGCGATCAAGTCGGAGCTAGCCAGCGCGTCACTATCTGATTACCGGCCATACAATCGCTCCTACGACTTCCTGGGGCCAATTGACGAGGCAGAAGAGCATATTAAGCGCGCCAGAAAAGCTTTTGGCGCAATCCCTATGTATTCGCCCGTAGATCGCTACCGCATTGTTCCAGAGGGCAGAAAACTGTTTGAGATGAAGGTGGAGAGACATCTGTCTTCCTCGGTGTCATCTACCTTGGCCAAAGACCTGGAGCGCGCGATCGCCAGTCGTAACCGTGTTCAGTTCATCCCTGGCCAGCGTCGTGGACGCGTACATGGGGCGAGTCTTTACCGACTGTCGATGAATGACGATCGGATATTCCGGAGAAAAGAAGACCACAAGGCCGTGAACGCGTGCGTTCAACAGGTCATCGATTTGTCAGGTTCAATGGGCGGCCGAAAAATCGAGCTCGCGCTGGCATCCGCATACACACTGGCTGACGCCCTAGATCGTATCCACGTTCCGAACGTCATTACCGGCTTCACTACTTATGGCAATCCGGATGTAGCAACTATGTCGAAACGTGGGTTTAGCCGCTTTGAAGCGCTTATGCTGCCGATTATTAAAAACTGGCATGAGAAAGCGAACTCACCAGAGATACGTGCTCGTATGGGCTGTGTGGCGGAGACTTTCCCCCTGCTAAACAACGTGGATGGCGAGAGCATCGCACAGCTGGCTTCTCTGTTTGCAGGGCGTATGGAAGACAAGAAGATCATGATTGTGCAGAGCGACGGCGCCCCATGCGCTGCGGGGGATGGCTTTAGTAACCATCTGCGCTCTGTAACGAATGACATCGAAAACACAAGTGACATCAACCTGTTGGCCATTGGCATTCTTACGGACGCGCCGCGCCGGTATTACAAAAACTATGCACTGGTGAATAAGGTCGAAGAGTTGGGTACGTCAGTTGTCAGTGAGTTATCTCGTATCATTTTAGAGTAAATCTTGTGCCCTATAAAATAAGTAACTAGTTACTATAAAGCCTGATACATTCGTATAGAATAGAGCCCAGAAACGACAACAAGTAAGGAAAAACACATGACCGCGACTGCGCTACCACAAGACGCCCACTCTGATGCCGTCACCTGCAAATGGTGCGGAAAATCCTTCCATCACCTCAAATCCCACATTTCGATGGGACGTTGTGAAGGCATTCCGGAAGAAGCCAAAGGGCTTGGTGTGGATGACGTAGTGAAAATGTACACCACAGCATTCCCCGGGGAACCAACGCTGTCTCCAAAGGCCATTGAAGCGTTAAAGAATAAACGCTCTGAGAAGGCTGGAGCAGACGGCAAAATCGCGGATATCAGTTCCCACCCCGGCTATGCAGGGACAGTCGAATACAAAACTGAGCTTGTCGCCGCTCACGAGCTGCTTGGCCTGACCATCAAGGAACTTGGCACGCCTCGAGGCAAACCCCTTCAGGTGACGGTCAACATCAACACGCCATATCCGGAGTTCGTGCCAGAAGTGAAAGCCGGCTATGTATACGGCGACTTCGATCTGATTAAAGACATCTTCATGATGCTGGAGATCGGCATTCCTGGTTATCTATGGGGTCATGCTGGTACGGGGAAAACCTCCCTGCCAACCCAGCTTTGCGCGCTCCTGAATCGCCCGGTGATCCGCTCACAGCATACGGCATCAACTGAGGAAGCCCATATTACGGGCCAGATTCTGGCGCGAGAAGGCACAACCTACTTTGAACCAGGGCTTCTGTCGCTGGCGATGAAGAACGGTTGGGTGTATCTGGCAGACGAATACGATTTTGCATTCCCGCAGATTCTGGGGATCTACCAGCCAGTTCTGGAAGGCGAACCTCTCGTAATCAAAGAAGCGACACCAGACTGGCGTCGCGTGGCGCCGCATAAGCGCTTCGCCTTCATCGGTACAGGCAACACTAATGGTTCAGGGGATGAAACGGGGCTTTATCAAGGAACGAACATCCAGAACGCGGCTAACTTCTCTCGCTTTGGCATCGTATCTCACGTCAAGTACATGAAGCCTGGTGCTGAGGTAAACATGCTGGTCGAAGCGGGAATCATCCGTGAATACGCCGAAAAAATGGTTAAGTTCGCCAATCTGGTACGAGACGGGTATGAGCAACACCTGATCAGCCAACCAATCGGCCCGCGTGAGCTACTTCTGTCCGCAAAAATCGGAATGATGCGAGGTGATTTCGCAGCCGGCATCGAGAAGTCATTCATCAATAAACTCCCCTCCACCTCTGCGCAAGCGGCGCGTGAAGTGGTTCAGAAAATCTTCGGTTAATCGTGCGTAAAGGTTGTTTTGGATCTCTTATCGCAGCTTCTGAAACTGGCGCGGCCTGTTTGTCATGCGCTCACAGGCCTGACTGCCACCAGGCAGCCAAAGGAGTTGCGATTTCGATATACGGGAAGTTCGTCGTCTTCCCCAACGACAAAATTAAGAAAAAACAGAAGGTAAAAACACATGAAAGCACTGATGGTCAGGACTGATTTTTCCCTGGGAGAATCAGCACTGAAAGCAGAGCACGCAGTAAAGGTAGCAAAGGAGGCTGGCTATACCGCGGTTATCTCTGCTGACACGATGAATATCGCCAGCGTTATCCCCCTGCAGCGAGCAGCTGGCGATGAGATGGCGGTGATCTGTGGTGTTAAGCTGAATGTTGTCGACGATCCAACATACGAGTACCGGGCTAAACTGGCCAAAGAGTCTAATGGATGTATGGAATCATTGGAGCGTGGACGTAACTACTGCTTCACCGCACTGATTAAAAACGAGCAAGGTTATCGCGACATTTGCGAACTAATGACTTTAGCCAATACACGCGAGCAGTTTTACTTCGTACCACGCCTGGCGCTCGAACAGCTGGCGGCTACTTACGCTAAAGGCAATATACTGTTGCTGACTTCGGATATCGGCAGCGTATTCCAGCGCCCGGACTTCGCTAAAATTATTAGCGCGCTGATTACTGCCGGCGGACGCGAGAATTTCTACAGCGTAGTTTATCCGCACCCTACGCCATTCTATGACCAGATCAACGTGCGAGCCATGAAAGTGGCAAGCGCACTGAAAATCGAGCCCGTTGCGTTTTACCCAGCTTATTACGAAGGGGTTGATGACGCTGACATCAAAGACATCGCCCACATGGTGATGAACAATATCAAAGTCGATCAGCCACACCGGCTGCGTATCCCCCACCAGCGCGACAATGCAATAAATGGTCGCCGTCATCTGCTGCAGGCTCTGAAAGAGTTTTCTGTCCGAATGGGCGTATCTGTATCTGCCGCCATGGCTTCTACAACGCAAGACTCCATCGTTAAGGCGTGCGAATGGCGCTGGCACGAGATGGCGCCGGCGCTGCCAAAAATGGCAGACGATGAGCCTGCAACGTTGATGAAACTGGCTGTCGCAGGGCTTCGAAAACGTCTCAGCAACAAAGAATTTGGCTACACGCCACCAGCTTCCGAGCACCGCGTTTACGTCGATCGCCTCAAGTATGAAATGGAAACGCTCACTCGCCTGGGATTCTGCGGTTATTTCCTGATGGTTCGCGATCTGATGAATCATAGTCGCGAGACTGGTATTCCTGTCGGGCCAGGTCGTGGTTCATCCGCCGGCTCTCTGGTGGCATGGTGCATCGGCATTACTAACGTTGACCCAATCCGTCATGGTCTTCTGTTCGAACGTTTCATTAACCCTGAGCGTCTCGACTTGCCGGATGCGGATTTGGACTTTAGCCAGGCGCGGCGTCATGAGGTGATCGAGTATCTGAATGCCCGATATGGCGAAGAGTATGTTGCAGGCATTCCGAACTTCACTTATCTGGGCGCCGCTTCCGCACTGCGCGACACAGCGCGTATTTATGGAGTTGATGCGGCGGATATGGCTGTTTCCAAGGAGCTAAAGACCCTGGAGGATGACAGTCTGTCTCTGTCGGAGCTGCGCGAGCAGCTGGCCAGTCTGGACAAGTACGCCACCAAACATCCGGACGCATTTAAGGCGGCGAGCAAGTTGCAAAACCTGATGCGTGGCTTCGGCCGCCATGCTGCAGGGATGATTGTCGCTGGCGTACCTCTGACGGAACGTACCCCTGTAGAGCGACGTGGAGACGCGCGTTGCATCGCATTCGATAAACGATACTGCGAGGCAATGGGGCTGATCAAACTGGACGTTCTGGGCCTGGCCACTCTCGATCTGCTGGATAGCGCAAAACGTTACATCAAAGAGAGCACCGGTAAGGACATCAACCTCGATGCCATCCCACTGGATGATCGCAAAGTACTTGATGGATTCGCCGCGGGGTATACGCAAGGTGTGTTCCAGCTTGAGTCCGGCCCCATGAGGAAGCTACTCAAAGATCTGGGTGGTGGTATCGAGCCAATGAGCTTCAAAACCGTTGTGGCCACAACTGCGCTTTTCAGACCAGGTCCAATTCAGTCAGGCATGTTGGACGACTATGTTGCTGTGGCCAAGGGCTTCATGCCACCGCAATCACTTCACCCGGTACTTGACGAGCTGACTGCTGAAACAAACGGCGTCATTCTCTATCAGGAGCAGACGATGAACGCTACGCGACTGCTGGCAGGCTTTACCATGGCCGAAGCTGATGGTGTGCGTAAGGCGATCGGCAAGAAGGATATGGAGAAGATGAAGAGCATGGGCGAGAAATTCATCGTTCAGGCTCAGGCTGGGTGGATCGACGTCGTTATGGAGGATGGCACGGCGCAGCGCATACACCGCGCGGAACATTTTAAATGTGAAGACGGCAAGTTGCGGACAGTAGAAGAGGCGCTGGATGCCGGCGTTAAGCTGCCGATGGCAGTTGTTAGCGTGACAGGGTCACATCCTGGGTTATCTGAAACAAAAGCCAGTGAAATCTGGCAAGCCTTCGAGAAGAACGGTGCGTATCAGTTCAACAAATCTCACTCAGTAGCGTATTCGTTGATCAGCTATCAATCCATGTGGCTGAAAACGCATTTCCCTGCAGAGTTCTTCGCCGCAGCGCTCACCATTCTTGGCGAGGACAAGCACCAGGGACTGGTAAAGGATGCCTTAACCTATGGCATCCGCGTACTGCCACCCGACATTAATATGTCCTCGAATCGCATCGAGATCCGCACGCTCGAAGATGGCAGCCAGGTACTTTACGCCCCGTTCTCTGCGGTTAAAGGATGTTCTGAAAATGGGTGCCAGGCCATTATGCGAGCGCGTGAGAAAGTTGGTGGCAAGTTCGAGTCGCTGGCGCAATTTGAGGAAGCGGTCGAGAAGAGAGCCTGTAACAGCCGAGTACGTGAGTCTCTGCAAAAGGTTGGAGCATTCGCCTCTATTGAACCTGGCAGTATGCCGGCGATCGATCCGGTACGTCTGCGCGACCAGGCAGAGCTGATGGGCAATCTGGTGATCGATGCGGTGAAAGCTTCACGCCCATTTGAAATGAACCCAAAACGCTCTGCAGAGGTCAATGTGCTGATGACTCGCATGGCCGCAGAAATGGGCCTGGGCGATGAGTTGATACGACCAAGCATCGGCATTAAGCCAAAAATTATGGTCATACTCGACAACGCCAATGGCAATGATGCACGTACCGGCTACTTCATGGAGAACGGCTACGATGACTTCAAAGCCAAGTTGCTGGTTTCTGGTGACCTGCGTATGGGGGATTTGTATGTCACTGGCGTGTGTAAAAAGGTAAAGGATAAGGAAAAAGACTACACCAAAGATGAGATCGGCCAGTTTATCGACTTTATGCGGGAAGAGATAAATCTAGTTCGTCCAACCTACGTGCTGACGTGCGGCAGCCGGGCGACATCGCTGTTCAATAACAAGAGCAAGCCATCCGATCTTGTTGGGCGCAAAGAATATCTGCCAGACCTGGACGTGACCGTGTTCTATGGATTTAACCCGAATATTTTGTACTTCCGTCCAGAGGAAGGAGAAAAGCTGGAAGCCATTCTGGCAGAGGTAGCGGAGACTATTAACAAATGACTAAAGGAAAACACATGAGCGCAGCGAATAAAATTGCACAAGAGCTCACAGCAATACCACAGGAGTTTCAGGATAAGGCGATTGAAGCCACTCTGCGATCCCAGTTCTGGGAAATCATTGACTGCCCTGTCACGCTCGATCTGGCATTGGCGTTTGCAAAGCAGGATGGCGCCGACCCTATTTGTCGATTACGGAAATGCGCGCGTGCGCTGGCATTAAAAACGCAAGATCCAAAGGCGTGCCAATATCTGCTGGAGATTTATGAATCTGACAAACCAGAAGAAGAGCTGGCTTCATTTAAAACGTTCCGCGACCGTCTTGTACTGAAGGTGGCCAAGGAGTTCATGGAGGTGAGCAAGATAGGCGACGTCAGAAAATACCGGCTTAAGAGGCAGACCAGAGTCACTCTATCAAACATATTCGGTAAAAAAGTAGCATAAAGAATGCCCTGCCCTATGGCGGGGCATTCTTTGGAATCAGTGTAAAATTTACCCCGTTCTAACAGAATTGAGACATAAAGCCACACATTTTTAAGGGATACTCTTGTTTATTCTCGTGAATTTGGGAACATATTTGTAGCACCAACAATGGTACTTAACTGGACTACACACTCTCATAACGGAGCCTTTGGGTTAGGGATATGATAAAAAAAACGCTAATAACGGGGATGAGTTTCATAATGGTTGGCTGTGCTGGCATGAAGATACCGAATTATGATGAGGTCAAAACAAGCCCGCACTACACTGAATGTCGTGAGTTCGCTGCCGATGTTTACAAGAATAATGGATACAGTAAAGAAGCCAACACGGTGATTTTTAACATGGACGACCGCAAGGCCCAAGCGATTGTTTCAGGATGCGTCGTGACAATGAGCAAGAACAGCATCGAAGAAGCAAAGGCAGACTTAAACAAAAAGGCTGCAGCTTATGGGATGATCAGCGGTGCTTGTTATAACACATCATGTCGAGTCGACACTGAACAGCAGTTAAAGGCTTATACCCTTGGGAGCTATTACGCTTCATCTAAGAAATTTCCTGAGCAGATGAAACCTGAATTTTGAGGAAAAAAATAATGCCCCGCACGATTAAAGGCATAGCCATCGTCGCTACCTCACTAATACTTTCCGGATGCGCCTTCCCAGACAAGGATGGCGACTTTGGTGCATATGTAAACAGCTGTCAACAATACGCCTATGGTAAAGCCTATGCTTTTGAACATAGAGATTTAGCTTATAAGATTTGCAAAGATGCGGCGAAACTCTGGGGCGACGAAGTCCCTGCCTATGTTATTCGGCAAATCAAGCTTCACCCCGAAATCCCTGAAGATGAGATTAAATACGCGGCAATGGCCGGGTCATTGGGAAATAACTAAATTCACAAAATATAACCCGCCAAACGGCGGGTTTTTTGTTTGCATACTCCATTTATAAGCCCCTCCGCACCCTCCACACCCTCACGACACATGCTCCACCAGCTGATTTCTTCATGGTACTATTGATATAAATTAGTAAGTGGATACATAACAAAATGAGCACCGAAATTTACGAAAAAATCATGACCGATCTGGAGTTCGATCGCGACAATCTGGAAGAGGTTTGGCGGCAGCAACCGAGGCTGTTGATGGAGTACGGCGCAAGACTAGCGCGCGCGGAACGAGAGGTTGCAGATGCTAAACTATCCCTCGATGCCATAGAGGCAAAAATTTACGACATTGAACGTAAGAACTTGAGTATGAACGGAATAAAGTTCAATGAATCAGTACTGGAAGCTAAGGTTCGCACAAGCCCACAATACCTTGCGAAGCGCCAAAAACTGGATGACGCACGTCTGATCGCTGACATCTATAAGCACGCTGTCACCGCCTTCTCTCACCGTAGAGACATGATCGTGCAGGCCTCGAAAATGGCCATCGTAGAGATTGAACGACTGGGTGCCGAACGCTTCACACCCACCCGATAATTTTTGATAGATAGTAAGTAAGTACTGATCTATTATTATGTACGCTTTTAAGAGCCACGAACAAGCGAATGCCCCAAGCGAAAAGCGCCCATGGCCATAATCACAACAAGGAGAAATACATGTCTAAGTCATTACTTGATCTGCTTAACAAGACCCGCGGCGATATTGCTTCCAAACGAGGCAACAACGTCGACCTAACCCGTCTGAAAGACGGTAATAACTATCTGCGCATCTTCCCCAACAAGGAGGATCAGAACGGTGTGTTCTTCCAGACTTTCGGTATGCACTACGTTAAGCATCAGAATGAGGAGGGCAAAGAAGTTACCACTGCCTATATCTGCGAACAGCACACCCACAATCGTGCGTGCCAGCTGTGTGAGATGGTGATGGAAGGTCGCGCTCGCTACAAAGGCAACAAGGCAATGGAAGAGCGTATCGGTCAAATGCGCGCTACTCCACGCTACCTGGTCAATGGCGTACTTTCAGCTCGTGAAGACTTTGGCGACGCGGAAAAATGCCAGCTGATTGAGCTCCCGTCCACTGTGTTCGACGATATCTGCAAAGTGATGTCTGAGGATATCGCAGATGATATCGGCAACCCGTTAAGCAAAGAAGAAGGCTATGCGTTCCTGATCAAACGCACCGGCTCCGGTCGCGATACCAAGTACGACGTATCCCCAAAACGTAAAGTCTACAAGGGCGATATCCCTGAAAAACTGTGGTCGACCCAGCATGACCTGATCGCTTACGCCAATCAGGCTGATGAAACTCGTCTGCTGTCTACCGTTCGCACCATGGGGCGTCTCATTGGTATTGCAGCACCTGCCGCCACCACCGCTGCTATTTCCTCACCAGCTGCTGCAAGTGCAGCAACGCTGCCAGGTTTTGGCACCATCACTGGCCATACGGAAGGTGCAGCTGCTGTAGCCACGACCTCTACCCCGGAACCAGCAAAAACATCTCTGGTAGACGAAGAGATCTTACGTGCCGCAGAAGCTGAGTTCGTACCAGAGCCGGAAGAAGTTAAAGCATCAGCTGCTGCCGCCACTACCACTGCGGCCGCGACCAGCACCTCTAATGACGATGAAGGTCTTGACGATCTGCTGGCGGAATTAGAATCGCTTTAATCCCAGGCCATGACTGTTAAGGCGTCTACGGACGCCTTACTTTTTGGAAGGAGTTTTCCGGTGAATTATCTCTTTGTGGACGGTAACAGCCTGGGCTATTACCACCAGCAATCTGACAAATTACATAACGGCGAAATGGAAGTTCAGGCGGTGTTTGGCTTCGTCAAAAACGTTCGTCGCTATGCTTCCATTCTTCACGCTCGCCCCATGATCCTGTGGGACGGCTTTAGCGACAAGCGTCGCGACTATTACCCGGATTACAAAGCAAATCGCGATGAAGATCCGGAAATGAAGAGGATGAAAGAAGGCTTTGCAGTCCAGAAGCCTTACATCCTGAAAATGATGGCAGCCCTTGGCGTCAACCAGCTGATCGCCAAAGACGCCGAGGCCGATGACCTGGCGGGGATGCTGGTTGGTCGTCTTGCGCCACAACCAACGGTCGATCATATCTACCTGCTCACCGGCGACGGCGACTGGCTGCAGCTGGTTCGAGAAAAAGTCAGCTGGGTGAGCCTTCGTGAAGACGCCAAACACAAGCAGGTGAACTTTGAGCAGTTCCCAGAGCTGATCGGCCTGCCTACTCCTCGTGCTTTCCTCGAAGCCAAAGCTCTGCAAGGGGATACCTCCGACAACATCAAAGGTGTAGGCGGAATTGGTGACGGCGGCGCCAAGGAGCTGCTGCACGAATGGGGAAGCGTCGCCGCTATGGTGCGCGGCATTAACGACGGCTCGATCGTCATCAATAAAGGCCGATACAAAACGGCATTCAACAAACTGGCCAAAAATGCCTTCAACGAGAAGACCGGCTGCCGGATGCTGGAAGCCTTCAAGCGCAACATGACGCTGATGAACCTCATCGATACCAAGTTCCCACCCAGCGAAATCGAAAAGATAAAAGGCGCACGTGATTTGAAAGCCTTTGAACTGCTCTGCCATGAGCTGAACTTCCGGTCATTCCTGGAAGATCTGGACGTGTTCGTTTTGCCTTTTGAGAGGTACTGCTGATGTTGAAATCACTCATCAACGGCAATACGACCACGCCTACGATGCTGGCTAAGGAGATTGTCTTCTTCCATGGAGAACATGCCGTTGTTGCGCTACCGCGCATTCTCGGCGCGGCCGGCATGAGCGTGACAGAGCGAGAGTACGGGCTGATTAGCGAACAGGTCGTCAAGATCCTCTCTCGTATGGCCAAACACCTCAACCACGACGCAATAAAGTTTGATGAAGCCGCCGCTTCCAAACGCATCAACGAGACAAAAGGAGCCTAAGAATGGCAAAAGGAAAATCAGCACTGGCAATGGCATTAAAAAAGAAAATCGGCAGCAATGACGAGATCCAAAAGGTTTCACACTGGATTGATTCCGGCTTCCCTCCGCTGAATAAAGCCATCTCCGGGCGCTATGACGGCGGTTTCCCAAGCGGACGTATCGTTGAGATCTTTGGGCCGCCAAGTGCTGGTAAAACCTTCCTGGCGACGGCCGCCATGGTCTCCGCTCAGAAACAGGAGGGTCTGGCTGTATTCCTCGACCACGAAAACAGCTTTGACGTTGGTCTGGCGGTGGCAAACGGGCTGAATGCGGATGAGGATGACGGCCAGTGGGTCTATAAGCAGCCGGACACGTTCGAAGAATCGGTTGAGCTGATCGGCACCATCCTGAAACTGGTGCGGGACGAAGAGCTGATCCCCGCAGACGCCCCTATTTGCATCGTAGCCGACTCCCTTGCGTCAATGGTGCCAAACTCCAAAGCCGAGAAGTTCGACAAAATGGCGGAAGGTACAGCGAAGGATAAAGATCAGCTAAACATGAACGACAATACGGCCCTGGCTCGTGCTACGAGCGCCAACTTTCCGACGCTGGCGCTCTGGGCGCGCAAGTACAATGCCTGCATTATTTTCCTTAACCAGGTTCGTACAAAAATCGGCGTGATGTTTGGCGATCCAACCACCTCCCCTGGTGGTGATTCTCCGAAGTTCTACGCCTCAGTACGTATTCGTCTTGGCGCTTCTGTCATGAAGGATGGCAAAGATAAGATCGGTCAGGACGTTGGCGCCGAGTGCATCAAAAACAAAGTGGCACCGCCATTC